ATGTACATAATCAGGGAGTGTTCTGTATGTTGTACCATCATCAGCAGTCACCATGATAGCCAATCCATCAGCAGGTGAAGGGCTGTCAATCTGGATACGTGGTAATGAAAACTCAACCCCAGGCTTATCACCGGGTTTCAATGGTGTGCCGGTTTCACTTAAGTCTTTCGTAAGCTGGCGAGTAAGGGAAGGGTTGTGCTGGTATAGCTGCTCTTTCAATGGCAAACTTTCAGCAATGTTCCTAAGCCTGTCAGCAGACTGCCTCAATCCCTCAGCAATATGGCTACCTTCAATAGCAGCCCATGGAATGAATTTTACAAAATTCCTGGCATTCTGTAAACCTCCGGTAACGTAATTGTAACGTATCAAGTCTTCAAACAATTCGCGTTTCTTAGCATCTTCACTCTTCAAGCCAGATAACCAGGAACGCTCATTCTCTTCCTGCTCATTTCCATTCATCACTTTAGCTGCAGAGTATTCAATCCTGTCTGGCAGCGCTCCATCAGGGTCAATCAGTGTACTCAACCGTGCGAGCAGGTGGTCATTCTTTCCCCATGTGTTCTTAGCTTCCTGTACACGGATGGCTAAACTCTTAGACGTTTTTTCATTTGAATTCTCTGGCACATGCTCAAAATCAACTTCAAAATAGCCTTTACCAAGTAAGGATGGTTTGCTTCCTATATAACTTACATCCCAGGCTTGTGATTTACTCCAATCAAATGGAGATAATTTTCTTTCTTCGTTTGATTCTTGGTGTACTTTAATAATTTTAATCAAAGTTTTACCATGCCAGCCATTATCATCTTTAGCCCATATATAGGGATTTCCTAATGGATTGCCCTCAGCGTCAATCCCACCTATTTTAGCTTCTATCTTCTTTCGTTCAGTTAAAGTTCTACTTGTAGATGTGCGTTTGCCTTCTTTTATAGCATCAATTAAATTAGAAGCTTTTACATCACTTCTCATTTTAGCGTTACGTGGCATCCAAGGTAAAGGAGTTCTACCTGTTCTTTCAGGGTCAAAGCCGTTCATTTCGATATACTTATTATCAGGTATACTATTATAGATACCTGATGCAGAATCTTGTGAAAATAACAATCTCTTCCTTTCATCCTGAGCATTTTCATACAGGCCCAAGTTGCTGTCAGAGTAGATGAAGCTTTTCAATCCCCTAAACACATCAGCCTTCTGTTTAGGACTCATGTCCACTCCTTTGCGACCAAGCTGTTCTTGTATGTAGTTGTACAGAGGTGCTACCCTGTGGTACGGGAGTATATCATGGAATACGCCAGTGGCCGTGCCTATGGTGCGCTTATAAGTTGTACCTACCTCTGTGTTCTGAAATAAAGAACTGGTATTACCCAACACAATTTCAGATGGGTTGGTTTCCAGTTTTGCAGTTTTCTCAACCACATTCCAGGCATCCAGCATGTTAGCGCCAGCACCACGGGTGTTCTGGCTCATCACACTCTGAAGGGTGATAATCTGTGAACCTATTTCATCAAACTTCCTGAATAGTTCTAAAGCTGCAAGTTGACGGGCGTAGAATTCAGCAGATGGTTTAGCTTTCCTGCCCATGTCTATAGTCTCATACAAGCTGTCAGGGCTGAACACATGCTTGTCAATGATTTCCTGCATTGCAGTTGGGATGACTGCGTCTGCACGTATGCCTAAAGACTCCCTAAGCAGCTTTTCATACTTTTCAGAAAGTCCTTTGAATGTACTTTCCTTAACATTAGCTATGAAATTCTTGCTCAGGGTATCATTGTTCAAGCTCATTTCAGCAGCAAATTCCCTGATTACTGGCTGCATTAGCAACCTGGCATTAAAGCTGAACGGTAAAGCTTGGCCGGGGGTGAAGTCTTCTTTACCTGGTATACCAGTATCAGCACTTTGTAACCGGCTGATAGCATTTGAAGCGGCCCATGTGTCGGGTGTCAGGTTTATCTTGTCAACCACCCTGTTCTTAGCATGGTCAACAGCTTCTGATTGCTGTATCTGAATGCTATCCGCCTTAGAGCGCTTTTCCTTAACTCCAGTTTTAGGATGCACATATTCACTTTCACCATAGCCGGATAGATGAGTGAGGTGTATTTCTTTCCCATTATCCCCAGCCACAACTATCGAAGCATCTATAAATCCTTCAGCAGTCTTAGTTACCAGTGGAATGTTCTTGTTCTGAACCTCAGCGTTGTGTGTTAATGCCAGTGAAGTCTGGCCCACAAGTACCTTGGCGCCTTTCATGGACTGAAAGTCTTTCATCTGGTAGTCAGGTGCAAAGTAATCTACATACCCACCATCCTTGTCTGCTAGTAAGTCTGCCTCAGCTTTAGCATCATCAATATCCAGAGGCTTCATCATACTTTCATACATCTCTGGGTGTGTCAACACACTCCAGTGAACGTCGAAGTAATCATTCATCAGCTTATTGCCAGTAGTACGATTGTAAGTGTACACTTTGTCCACGTCAAAGTCAGAACCCATCTGTTTGGTGATGGCCATTGGCACCATCATGGTATCAGTTGCACTTTCAGGCAAAAAGCCTGCAATCTCAGCTACAAGCATGGAAGAGTGACCCTGGTTAGGAATACGGGCCAGTATCATCTGCATCATTTTCTTCTGATCATCTGTCAGCTCAAGCTTACCATCTTTGATGAAATCCTTGATGTCCTGTCCCATGATACGCTTGAAATGAGCTGAGGAAACAAGTATCTGAGCAGGTATGGTTTCATTGTTGTCACCTTTACGGGCAGTCTGTAACTCACCTGTAACTAGTTCACCAGTCCATATAATACCGCTTCTTTCACCAGTGTCACCTTCAATGGATTTAAACCCGGCAGATGATGCCTGCACAAAGCTGTGGCCAGGTACTTTGATTTTCACAATGTCCCGTACCAGGCTCATCATCTTGGTTTCAAACTTACCTGCACTGGCAGCAAGGAATAACGGCACTGTCAGTTGATTTGTACCTTCTACAAAACTGGATAGCTGAAGCAGGTCATTGTTACCATATCCCGCACCGGTAGCGGCCTCTTGTGCCAGTATGCTATACAGCTTTTTGGGGTCAGTCAGCACTGGATTATGGATGGCATCAAATGTTGCCCCCACTTTGCCCATGAATTTCTCATGGCTTTGTTCAATCAATTGCTGGCGGATAACTTCTTTCTTCTGCCTCAACTCAGCTCCTGATAGCTTTTCACCCTGGAAATCGAAGGTGCTCTTTACAGTGGCAATGTGTTCTACCAGGTTTTTGTTCAGCTGGCTTACAGTGAGTATGTGGTCTTTATCCTCTTCATAAGGCACTTCTTGCTGAATACGGAAGTTGGTACGGTTTAGCAACTGTTTAGACTGTTCCCAAACCGGTGTCTTAAACACATCCTCATCTATGGTACCATCAGATGCAAACAGGGATACTGGTTCTTTTGGAGCACCCGTCTTTTTAGCTGAGGAGTAAGCAAACCTGTCTACGTTCTGCTTTTCCATAGCTTTCCTCAGCTTGTCAATTTCTTTACCGGCAGTCAGTGGTGGGTACAGGGGATAAGCTGAGGATTTGATATAGTCGTACCTCATCACATCTCCCTCACTCACCATCCCGCTAACCACAGGCTTTTGAGGCTGGAACACTACATTCTTCAGGATAGGCTCATTCTCAAATGTATAGTATCCATCCTTAGCATTTGCTATGATATTGAGTGCAGTGTTTTTTTGAACTTCAGTAATCTTACCATCTTTAAACAGATTGACCATGTATTCCTTCATAGTTACCAGCTCCTGAGCATCTGTACCAGGTACACCCTTTTCATACCCAGGCATGCCTTTCATTTCTCTGGCAATCGGTTCATAATCCGCACCAGTCACGGCTGTGTAGTGAGGGGCATCACTCCAGTCAGCATCGCTACCGGGGGCAATGTCTTTAGCCAGCCTTTTGCCATACTCCACCATGGTACTGATAACAGATGCAGATTCTTTACCTGTAACCATCTTACCATCTAATACAGCGCCTTTAACTGGTTTGAATGTGCCAGCAGGATCACCGTAGAAAGTTTGGGCCAAACCGGTATTGAACAGAAATGAGTTGGCTGTGTAGTGCATAGCTGCCATGGTAAGAGCAGTAGTCTTCACTCCTTCACCATCAATCTGGTTGTCAGCACCATCTCTCCAATCCCTGTTGGTAAAGTGTTCTTTGTACTTCTTATCCTTAGGGTTTAGGTTTACATACTGCAGTAGTGACCTGAAGTAAGACTCATTGCCAGGCAGTGTATCCTCTGTCAGTTTACTGTCCTCCCATGCTGTCAGTGTTCTCTCTACAGCTTTATTAAGCTGGGCTTTAATAATCTGTTTAACGTATTTCTCAAAGTTGGGGGTGGATATTGGATTGAGCGTTCCATCTTCTCCCCAAATGGTAGTATAATGCCCTTCAGTAATCTGCTTGTTCTTCAGCCTTTCCTGTAGGTGTTCTTTGTTCAGGATAGGCAACATGTAAAACAGGTTCTTAGCCACATCGTAGTTTTTCAGATTGTGGGCCTGCTGGTTCTGTATACGTTCATACTCAGCCATGAACACATGCTGATACACTGTATCAATGAATTTTGGGTGTAGACTAAAGCTGCCATTTGATACATCTATCACATCACCAAACGGAAGTATAGGAGCATTCAGGAATACAGGAGTCTGGGTTTTGTCTGAGTGTGTCAGGCTCACCATGTGTTTGTTTTGAAACAGGCCCAATACGGTAGCCCACTGTTCCCTGTCACTCATATCTGGTCGGGTAACCCCATCACGGCTGCCGTATTCATTCTTCAAGCCATCCATGTATCCAAGTGTTAACTCCCGGGTTGGGTCAGCTAACAGCCAACTGTGTTTATTGAAGCTTGCTTTGCTGAGTGCTTCTTTAAAAGCTGGGTCAGTATTGAATTGACGGATGGCGTGTGAGAGTGAAGTGTTCAAGCCATAGCTGTAGATAGTTTTACCATCTGCACTTTTCAGTGTGTTACTATGAACTCTGGTCATGTACTTGAGCTGAGTACCAGCCAGGTAACGCATGCTGCTCTTCTCAGTGTACAGCGGGTTGTTGATTTTGAAAGCATCTTCATCAGTAGAATTATCCACTGAATTGTCTGTTTCATCTACCTCTGGTGCATCTTTCAAATACCCGGCCATCCTTCCAATCAAGGCTTCAGCAATACTTTTAGGTTTTCCGGCAGCGTTATAACCTTCACCTATTAAGCCAGACAACCCGAATTTCTTTCCGGTGTCAGTCTTGCTGTTGCCCATGTACTTCTCCTTATTCCTCAGCTCCTGCATAGCTTCATCAGAAAGATAGATGCCGTTGGCTTCAAGTGTACGTTTGAATAAAGCTGAGGAACGCTGCTCCCATTCAGCTGAACTCCTGTCCAGCGGAAGGATAGCCTGCAGCTCATCTGCCAGCTCTTTTACCAGTTTGGTGTTCAGTATCTTTTTACCGGCAGCGTTAGTCTCCCACAAATCAGTGAACATCTTCTGGTTTTCTCTCCAGGTATTGATGATACTGTCAATCTCATTTCCACGGTTACTATCTATAGCACGCATTTTCAGGTAACCATCTTCTCCCCGGGTGGCAAGTACCATCACCATCTTTCTGTACTGGCCGCTAAAAGCTTTGACAAACTGGTTCTGCATGTGTGCAGGTTGGGCTTCTATCTTTTCAGCCACTCGTCTTAGGTTAGGGGTGGGGGCCTCTTTCAGTGCCTTGAGATAAGCTGAGAAAGAAGGTTCTATCCCAGTGAGGTGGCTCATGGTTTCTGTATACAGGCTATTAGCATCAGCCAGGGTAGGTAGCCCAAGGAAGTTTTTCTCTGTGGTAAGTTCAGCAGGCTTGTTAGGGTAGTAGGTAACCTTCATTTTTAGATGGCCTACTTCCGGTTCAAAGCCTTCTTCACGTTTTACCCGTTCTTTCAACTCTGGTGTTAGGTCTGCCTCAGTCAATCTCTTCTCAGCTTCCAGCTTTACAATCCCTTTCAGGTTGCTCATCATGGAATACTGGTTCTTCTGCTCAAGCGGGGTGAGGGATTTATCTACTTCTTCAGGCAGAACAATACCCATTTTCTGGGCATACCTCGGGTTGATATAGAAGTCTTTCTTAGCACCAGAAGCAATATCCCGGGCAGTATTATCGTTATTTAAAGATAGCTGAACAAACCTGAGATTGGCTGTGTCAGTGAACTGGCTATTTTCGATGTTGGCCATAAACATCTTCATGGCTGTAGAAAGAGTGTCTTTCATATCCAGGGTGAAACTGTCCTGAAACCAGTCTTTCAAACCTTCACTGTCCTGTAAGTCAATCTCCTTATCACCAGCTTCAGCATTTACATGCTCCAGTGTTGTACTATCTGGACTTTCCAAAGCTGCCCCACCATTCTTGAATTTGATACCCAGGTTTTCCAGACGTTTCATAGTGAAATGCCAGAAGCCCTTGTCGGTATCAAAGGCATCCAGTATAGCACGGGCAGTAGCTACCCTTTCCGCGCTATGAGCAGATGGTTGTATGTTGGCAATCTTACCCATGTTAGCACTGTTCCAGCCATCATGGAATTTTTGTATATCATTTTTAATCCTCTCCTTAACGTAATCCAATGTAGATTTTCCCTCAGCTTTAAGTTTATCCTGTAAAGCCGGGTCACTGATTGCTTTAGGGAAGAGGTTGAACAGCTTGTACTGGATACTATCTACCACCTGCTCCTGTTTAACAGCTTCCCAATACCCGCCATCGGGAAGTTTAACAGCGGTTAACTCAAGCTGCTTGTTGAGGGCCTCGGGGTTTATATCGAGTGGATTTACTTCAGTTTGAGCAATCTTTCTGAAATCATCAGCAGCGGGTGCAGGGTTAGCGTTTACAATCTCTTCCTGTTTAGGTAAAGCAGCCTCAACCGCAGCTGCTGTAGGTTCACCATTCTCATCTTTTTCAGCAAAATCGTGTTGATGTGCCCATGTCCAAAGCTGGAGAGCACGTTCTTCCCCGTACTTCTGTTCGAGGGAGGCATACAGTAATGAAGGTTTCTCAGTACCAGGTACGGCAACTTTATTGCAATTCATAGGATAGAAGATTTGGATATGGATTAATTCATAAGTGTGGTAATATCTGCTGCTGTGCTATAGGAGTCTTCTGACTCATGTCCTTCCTCCCCATAGTTGTAAACTGTTAAAGATTTAGAACGCCCATATACTTCTGATTTAATATTGAATCTTAAAGTAGCAATATCAGACGTTTTTAAAAGTTCAATTTGCTGTTTAGAGATTAAGTATAATACCTGTGATTCTCCATCAACTGCATCTGTAGCAATTTTAGTAGTTAGGGTGACTGTTTTACCATTTTGAAGTATAATAAATACTGCACCTCCTATTCGTTCTACTTCTACAAAATCAACTTTATAAGCCAAAAATAAGTACTGTACCTTATCTCCTTTTGCAACGCTTACAGAAAGACGTTCCCAGCTTTTTTCCTTAGAAGCAAATTGCCATATATTTGTAGAAGGGTACTGTTTATCTCCGTGGTATACAAATTGAGAGGTAGCTTTGTAGGATAGTAGACTGTATACAAAAGAAACTAATAGAGCTTTTGTTGTATTCATAATAGAGGTTTAACATTTTCTAAACGGATTATACCCTTCAGGTATTGCGGAAAGTCCAGAATTTTGAAGCTGTGCTAAGACTTCTTCAGGTTTAAGGTCTGGTTCCCTTTCCTCCGGGGGTACATCCATTCGTAATTGGTTGACAGTATCCAAAGTTATAGGCTCCCCATCAACTTTCAAAATTCCCTTAACTGGAAGTTTAGAAGCGTTGCTGATTTCATCGTCTCCTAATAGCAGGGCATCTAAGTCAGCTTCAGAATGAAACTCTGGTTCGGGTTGTTTGATTTCCCCGACATCAGCAATGTTACTGGTTGGCACCTCAACAGCTTCTGAGGTAAGACTATCTTCACCAGTTAAGCTATCTTTGTCCAGTATCACCTGGCTGTTAGCCCCATACACGTAATGCTCTTTAACATCTACGGTCACTTTGTTGGTACCATCCACAGATGTACTGGTGTAATTGCGCATGTAATCATCATAGTTTTTGTAAACTTTATGTGATACCTTCCCATCTTCTGAGATGCTCACCATGGTGAATGGCTTGTTACCTTGCTCATTGATACCCCGTACAATGTTTGTTCCATCCCCTAATGCTGGGAAGTTTACAATTCGTTGTCTCTGGGCCAATCCTTTCTCAAACAGTGCAGTAAACTCTGGATTTAGTTTACCATCCGGGCCCAATTTAGCATAAGCATGCTCACCGGAGTATGTTACACCTGCATGAATGTCATTGCCGTTTGACGGAATGTTCATCAGGAACTTGGGAACTTTCTTCCCACTTGCATCAGCCGGAGCGTCAGCATGAGTGTTTAACTTACTGAATGAGGAGCCGTATGTGAAGTACTGCTGCATGAAACTTTCCAGTCCTTTCGGAGCAGAGATGTCTATCCCTGTCAGCTTTTTGATATTATCAATGATACGCTTACCGGCACCATCCAGGTTTCCGCCTTTCACTTCCAGATGGGCCTCAATAGCTTTACGGAGTGTCTTGATGTCTGATGTACGGAGTTTTTCAGTCCTGATAGGAGCTGCATAAAACCTGCCATCAGGCATTGGAAGAAGTACACGTACAGAGCCATTAGCTTCTTTCAATTCTTTAGAATTTACAATTTCCATACCAGTGATAGGTACTTTATTCTTGATTTGAAACTCTCCATCTTGAATTACCCCGTATTTCAAGCCTTCCTGTGGAATAGCTTCTGAAGTCTTTTTGCTCTTGTACTTCACCTTTCCATCAGTACCTACTTCACTCAGCCACAGTACGTTACCACTTGTTCTGTCCTTCACAGTAGTTTTCAACCGGGCTTTTTCAGGATTGAGGTTATACATACGGGCCAGTCTCTGTCTGATTTCCAGGTTATTAGCTATCTGCTTTTCACGATTAGGATTACCACTCTCATCATACTGGGGAATGTTACGTGCCCCATCTTTCAGCCAGTCCTGTGTGTGCAAGTAACCGAGAGTTTCGCCTGAACGGTCATGTACAATCTTTATAGGAATGTTATGATGAGCATTGGTTTGCAGGTCTATCTTACCATCTTTAGTATAGTCTTTAAAAGCTTTGCCTTTCTTATCTACGTAAGCTGTATCAAGTTCCAGGTGTACTGGGTCACCAACCTTGATAGCTCCAGACACCATCCGGGCTTTGCTCACTTTATCATTCAGTTCTGTAGTACCGTCACTCCATTGAGAGTTACGTATACCGCGCACACCTTCTGGTGTCCTTATTTCGTGGTATTCTACATCAGCGCTGGCTACGGCCACTCCCGCGTGCATAGATTTGGCAGTGTCTTCCCAGACTTCTGGCTTCTTTGTTTCCTCAAAAGCTGGAGGATTAGCTATCTCGGGCTGCCCGGTGGATGACTGTGGTGGGTCAATTTTGGTTTTATCCCCTGGTAGCTGTGTTGTAGTTTCAGGTACATCTACCGGTTTAGCATCAATCTTATCCTCAAGTATCTGTTCAACCAAATACTGACGGAGTGATTGGGCAGTGTCCAACGCTACATCCTGAGGTACACCTTCCCCAATCAGTCTTTGAGCTGATATAGAAGTAGTCTCTCTGGCAGCTTTAACTCGAGCCAGTTGTAGTTTGATGGGACTGTCACCTGTGGTTTGTTCAATTTGCTTACGGGCATTTGATTCCATCCTGTCCACTACATCCTGCGCTGCTTTGGAGAGTTTACCTTTCAGCTCCTGGAATTTAGCAGTCATGGTTCCTTCAGTGTAATCAGGTTCCTGAATGGGATGCTCTACCTCTGGTTCTTCTGGTGCTTCCTCCGGTTCTATTTGAGCATTGTCCTCAACAGGCGCTTGTCCACTTTCTGGTGCTTGTACACGGTTCGTGGACGGTTCAGTTTCCTGAACAGGCTCTGGTCTTTCAACTGGAGCAGTCTGGGTAACTTTCTGGGCACGGGCATGTTGTTCTTCGGCCTTTCCTACAGCTTCAGTTGCTTTCTCAAGCTGAGTATCAAGCAGTTTAATCCTTCTGTCCAGGGTGTCCATCCGTCTCTTCTGGCGTACCATTTCAGTCTTCAGCCTAATCTCACCATTCATCCGGGCGAATATGCCTTTCTCCTTCTGAAGTTCTTCCAACTTGGTTTTAGCCTCATTGTACTTCTGAGCAGCCTCATTTCTTTCCTTGGTGTACTGAGCAATCTGCTCCTGAAGCCTGGCCACCTCTTTCTGCTTCTGCTCAACTGTCAGTTTTGTGTATGCCTCATCTTCCATGCGCTTACGGAAGTCTTCAGTATTCTGGGCTTTGATTTTCTCCTGATATTCTTTAACAGCTTTAGCCTGTTGTTCAGCAAACTGTTTGTACAAAGTGTGGCGGCCTTTCTCAGACATCTGCTCTTTCAGGTTTTCAGCATTTACCTTCACCTGCGCTTTGTAAACTTCCAGCGCGGCTTTATCCTCCTGCAATAAGCTGTGAGACATGATGCTTTCCTTGTAATCTCGTAAGCTCTTGCCAGGGTTGGCTTCTTTCCATGCCTGATAGTCAGCGCTATTCTCAAGGTTATCATTGCTGGTTTTGAAGTTATCATTGTGTTCCTGAATGTGCTCTTCCAGTTTGCTGGCCAGTTCACGTATTCCATCAGCTTCGCCAATTCCCTTAGGGGCATACCTGCTGGCAAGGTCTTTCATTATTTCTCCAGCTTTAGCCTTGGCCTGAGGTGTACCCTCATCCAGATGGTCAGCAGCCTTGAGCAACTGTTCCCTGTCACGCTTCAGAGTATCCGCTGTTCTCTCAGCTTTATAGGCATTGTCCAGCCAGGTTTGTGTAACACTGTTAGGTGAAGTGTCTCCTAAGCTGGCTAAGTTTTGCAGACTTTCAAGCTCATCAATCCGGGCTTGTTCCCGTTCTATAGTTTTCTGGTGCAGGTGTATATCAGCCTGGCGGGCAAACAGGTTATCCACTACATCCTTCGTGATAGGCTTAGCCTCGTCATAGAAATGTTTATGGATGGTCTTATACATACTCTGGAAATGGTCAAGAGTGGCAGCAGCCTCAATAGCTTTCTGCTTGTACTCATGGTCATTCATATCACGTGCATACCCGGCCATCATGGCATCAGTCTTTCCGGCCCGTTCTTTCTGAGTGTCCTGAAGCTGTTTGAGAGTAGCCTCAAGCTGAGTAGTGTCCTCACCTTTCTGCTTGGCTTCTTCAATCTTGCCAGATAGCTTATCAATCTGAGGCTGCATAATCTCGCCCAAATCCTTGGTGTTGTCCATGTTGGTTATCTGCCTATACTCTTCTTTCCAGCTATCAGTGGCATGAGTAAGTGTACCATCAGTGGCCACAGCATCTTTAGCATTGATAGCGAAAAGCTGGTTACGAATTTGGTCAGCCGTCAGCTCATCTTTCGATGCCACAGCTTCAGCCAGTTTCTTGTTCAGATCATCTACAGTCTTAATATGGTTCACCACAGCATCCCTGGTAGTCTCAAAGTAAGCCCGGGCGCCACGTTCATTGAATGCCTTAGAGCTTACCCTGTACTGAGTGTACATAGGTTCACCCTTAGCATTATACTGTATTTTTCCATCTGCATCTTTGATTATATGCGTGTTACCCTCAACGTCATAGGCTGTGTGTTTAAAGGGCACCCTGTCTACTACCAGCCCCTGAAGAGGGCCATAAGCCGCACCAAAGATGAAATCATACGCTCCTTTACCAGTAGCAGCATCTTCACCATAATGGTTGAAGTAGTTCTTAACCATACTGGAAACGTCATCATCCTGCTCTTCTCCACTACCAATACGCTCACCTTGTTTAGCAGCCACTCCCATGTTAACCATTTCCAACCCACCCTTCAGGCTTTCACCAAGCATGCTGTTGATGCCGTGACGGGCAGTGAATATCTTAGCTATTTCTGGGTCAGAAGCTTTTAAATCCTGTATACGTTGTAACCAGGCGCCACGGCTTTCTCCCTCAAGCCTTCTACCAGCGCCTTCCATGAATTGCTGCATTTCAGGACTGGCTTGCTTGAATAGAGAGGCCACTGTTCCCAAATTGAGAAGAGTGTTCAAGGCCACGGTCATGTGTACAGTAGCTGCCGCTGCCTCACCAGCTTTATCCTTAGCAGCTTTGTCAGCTTCTTCCTGAGATAAACCAGCAGCCAGGTTGTTCAGGTACTGCTTATGGTAACTATCCTGGTACACTTGTCGGCCAGACATAGCACCCATCAAGTAAGCGTTGGCTGCTGCAGTGCTTAACTGTGCTGCTCCTCTTACAGCTTTAGTAGCCGTGGTTCCCAGCTTAGCTGCATCTGCCAGTGCATTAGCCCCACTTAAACTGAACTCCCCCATACCATACATTAGCAGGCCCAATGAAGCAGCTCCTTCCACTGTGGATTGCAGCCAGTTAGCATACCATGCAAAGTCCCCGGGGTCGACATCTTTGTCAGGATGCTCCCGATATATCTCCCCAAATGGGTTGTGTATACCGGGTTTGTCAAAGAAGTCTACTATCTCATTGGAGTAAGTCTTATCTCCAAACATGGTACCCAGGTAACCGATACCCTGCACAATACCAGTAGCTGTGTTAGCTACGGCATTGCCCACGCCTTTTGCCAGCTGTGAGTACCACTTCTGGTCTTGGGCCCGGAGCAGGTTATTATCAGTGTTGGTCTTGGGTTGGAATTTAAACTCTCCGAAGTCTATACCGGTTTGTCCACCGGGCAATATTCCTGTACCCGTTCCTCCAGGATTATTGTCTATCTTATCTAAGTCAAAACCTCCCGATGTGGAAGGTTTAGAACTTGAAGTGGATTTATCTGACGTGTCTATCTTGTTTAAATCAAAGGGCATGGCTAATGTTTTTGCAAGGATTCGATAATACTGTTTACAGCCCCATCAAGGCTAGGTGCTACCACATCTTTAGTACGGCCTTCATTTCCGTAGTAGGTTATAATGTAGTTGGCTTGAGCTGCATTAGAATAGGAGCTCTTGTCAGAAGGTTTCACCTCCCGCACACTTACCTTCAGGTCTTTACCCAATGGTACCTCAATACTTTTGCTTGGAGACTTATCAATTCCACTTCCAATACTCTGTGCCAAGTACTGCTGTGCTGGAGTAATCTGTCCTTCTTTAACCAGGTTTGAAGTGATACCACTGTAAGCTGGCATCTTAACCAGAATATCCTGGCCCACCTGTTCACCCTTAGCATTGGTCTTGGAAGTACCCACTTTAAAGAACATCTTGTACTGGCCATCTGCATCAATACCTACACCAGCAAACTTACCCTGCCCGATGACTTTCTGGTAATCATCAGATGATAAATCTGTACCAGCTTTGTCTCCACTGGCCCACTGCAATCCCTGAGCACCATACTTCAACCCGGCAGCATCAAGGTTTGTGGATAGGTTGTTGAAAGCATTCTCAACTGCTGTGTTGATTTTCGTATTCTTGAATGTGGTGATGCCGATTGGTACAGAATTGTTCTGTGCATCTTGCTGTAAGTATTTCTCAGCTTCTTTGTAACGTGGATCTTCGGCTATGGTTAAGTCATAAGCATCCTTAGCCTGCTGTTTAATACCAGCCTCTACTTCTGGTGGCATACCGTTCGGGTAGCCTTTCATATCAGTTTGCAGTACAAAATCATAAGCTTTCTGGGCTTGTTTAACTACTTCACCATCAAATTTACCATCTTTAAATCCAGCACGTTGTAAAGCTTCCTTCTGTTTATCCCTTAGCTGTTGAGCAGCAACATTAGCCTGCTGCTGGGCATCAATCATCTTTCTGGCCTCACTTGTTTTCTCGTTACCCTGAGCATCAAACCAACGAGTGTTGGGGTCATACGGACTACCATTAGCTTTCACACCGTTCTTATTGCTCCATGCCAGATACTGCTTGTATTGTTCTACGTTGGCATTATCATGGGTGTCTATGGCTGAGCTCAAGTCTCCCAGAGTTTTGTACTGGCTTCCACTGGTTGGCTGTAAGATGGTAGCTTGGATTGGTATACTGCTGTTTTTGTAATCTTCCACTCCATAAGGGTTGGCCTGTATACCATCACTATGCTCAACATCATGTCTCTTGTACTTAGCGACACCATAATTCTGCATACTTTGCAGCAGGCTACTGCCAATCTTATACTGATGAAGGCTGCGTAGAGCTTCGGGCAGGCTATAGCCTCTGTCCATCATTGCCCTAAGCTGGTCTTGAACAGTGATAGGTATGCCTTTCTTACCGGTTCTGTCATTGAGGTCTTTTCTCAATCCTAACTCTCCAGACGCAATCCCCAAATCCTCAGGATGGATTTTACTGTAATCCTGGTTGTATGTAGCAAGGTCAGCTTTCTGTCTGGCCCATGCCTGGTATTCACTGTCATTGTTAGCGCCTTGCCTGATGATTTCCTGAATTGTACTGGCAGGCATGTCAATTACCTTGTCATTCTGCTTGATAATCCATTTATCACCAGCTTGTTCGTGGCTGTATCCTTGAGTAGATGGCAGGGCTTTATCCAGCCATTCATCCACCTTCTTGTCTGTGTTTATATCCTTCACGTAAGTCTGACCGTTGTAACGACCACGGTACTTACCAGTAAAGGGGTCTTTCTGTATGCCTTGGTAATACTGTTCTGATTGAGCAATTTTGGCTGCACCGGTTTCAGGAGTAATCAGTCCGGCATCCACATCTTTGTTAATCTTGTCGTGGTAGTCCTGCTGCTCTTTAAGCACCTGAGCAAACGGGGCATAGTCAGAAGTAACATTGTTTGCCAGCATTGTGGTTTCCCTCAAGCTGTTCTCTAAGTCTTTCTTACCAGCAATAGCCGCTATCTTATCCTTGTAGTTCTGAGCCATTTCCTGTAATGCAGGTTGGTCTTTGGCATGGGCCTGCATGTTACCGAAAAATTGGCTCATGAAGTCCATTTTATCTAGAGTTTTGTCATACCTGTCCTGAAGCTGTTGAGAGACTTGGACGAGTTCAGGTACAACACTACCCTGGTAAGTCTTTATACCATTTGAATTGGCTAATTGATATGAATCATATAATCCCATAGTAATTCTGTATAGAGGTTAATAAACCGGTTTGCGTTTCAGTTTTCCACCCATGGCCAATCTGTATTTTTCAATCCCAGTCTGGCTGTGCAGAGTGTTGGTACCACCAGTAAACTTGTTACTCCACTCTGTGCCAGGCACTCTGTACATTCCACGGGTGCTATCAGGTTTACCATCAGCCCCCACATACATGAACTCTGCATCCTGAGGAGCAGTTTTAAGCATGCCAGCATCAGCTTGCCCCTGAGAATTGCGCGTGCTGTACCTCATAAATCCAGCAAGATGTTTATCCGGACCGTAAATAGGCTGGCCGGAGAATGCCTGTGCAGGATTGTCTATCAGCTTGGGGGCTGCTACGGATGCAGTAGGAGCCTGCTGTTCAGTGTATACAATATCTTCAGCCGGAGCTTTGTAGAATGGTTGGTACTTGCCAATCTCTTCATTTGATATGTATTTCTTGGCAGCTAGTTCATTCGGGCTTATACCCGCTTGAAGCTGCTGTTGAAGGAACTGCTCGTAGTGGCTGTCATTCCCACGACCACCAGTAGCTGGTGCAAGTGAAGCAGGAGGTTGTACTTTGTTGTAATACTTCCTGCCATTCTCTTCTCCGGCTGGAGTGTATCCTTCAGGTGGAGCATCTACTTTTCTGGCCCTGCTCTTATCTTTCAAATCTCCACCACCAGCAAACACACGCATACGGCCTCCGTAAGCCTGTACGTCTGGTATATTTTCATCTTTAGTTTTCACGCCTTTAATTACACGTTCAGGTACACCAGAATTTTTGAATAATTGGCTATATATTTCCCATCTATCCATGTCTAACTGTCTGGCACTCTTTACATTCTGCTGTCCGATGTATTTATCAGCGGCATTAGCCAGGTTAGCGCTGTCATTACGCTGTTGAGCAATCTGTGCCTCAATCTGCTGCTCTTTGTACTGGTTATTAATAGCAGCATTTTGAGCTGCAATGCCAGCATTAGCCCTGTCAGTTTCCATTTTGAGCTGAGCATTCGTGTTGTTCTCATTCTCATTGATGGAATTCTTAGCCCGTATAGTCTGGGCCAGGTTGGCAGCATGTACAGCACCGGCAGAGTTTTCATCCATGTTCAACTCTGCAGTGCGGTTAGCTCCCCTTGCTTGCCTGTCAGCTTCAGCACTCTCAGCAGAGTAGTTCACCCGTGTACCAGTGATAGAAGATAACAAGTCTGGCTTCAAGGGAGCCGGAACTTTTTTGAAGGAGTTGGCTATGTTTGAGATGTATGGTACAATACTATCCAGTGAGCCATTACCTGCGACCATTTTAGCCTGCTCAAACACATTAGCCCTTCTTCCAGCTGAAGGAGTGAAGGTGGATGTGAGTTTACCAGGATTCACTGTGGCATCAGCAGAGATGGCATCCGGGCCTGTTTTAAATAGGTCGAAGATTGGTTTCCTTCTTGGTCTGCTGTAGTCGTAGTCAGAAGGGCCAATCATTCCCGGAGTTTGGGGGTCATAAGCTGAAGGAAGTTTACCAGTTGTGTACTGAGATGGCCCGATAGTACCACCATCATCATATTTCTTAAAAACCATTAATCTGTTCTTGCGTACCATTATTGTAGGTTTAGCTGTTGTTTAACGAATTCCTGCTGTTGGCGGAGAGTGTTTATCTGTCCTCTTAACAGTTTGAGGCTGGTGATACGTTCAGGGCTCATAGCCTTCTGTTCAATCTTGCCAATGGATTTAGCCAAAGCCTTATGAGGTTTAGCAAATCCCAGTCTGTCTGAGAACACGTACCCATTCTCAGCAGACTCATTACCCTCCACTTCTGCCTCAGCTCCAGGTATCTGTATGCCTCCTTCCTCATGTGATGGGCCGTTGAATTGGCTGGCAGTGGATGATATTGGTTCAGCCTCACCACCCTGCACTGTTTGGCTGGCCACGTTATCCTGGTTCATAAACTTAGAAGCAAGACTGCCTCCAGCTGCATAGTAGCTGGCACCCATGTTTCCATGAAGCAGGTTAGGGTTGGTGGAAAGTTTAGCAGCCAGGTCAGCAGAGTTCTTTCTGGTTTGCTCCAGTCCTTTATCCCTTTCCATCTGTGCTTCCATATCCTTGATGCCGCCTTGAGAGAGTATGGCACCAATGCCTCCGATAAATCCACCTTTCATACTTCCTTTCAGGTAGCTGCCCAATAGGGACTGCTTACCATAAGCATCAGGTTTATCTATTGCATCAATCAGTCCACCACCGATGGAATTGGTTAATCCATAGATGGCTTGTCCACCGGGTACCAATCCAGCAGCCGCAGAAGCAGCTGTACTGCTCAAAGCCTGCATGGTTTCACCAGCACTGTTTGTTGCCCGGTCTACCTGGTCAGGAGACATTTGTCCACCGGGCCAAAATTTCTTTCTATATCTGGATGCAAGGGTCATGTTATCGGGGTGATTTATTTGTGTCAAGGTCAGCTCCGTGCAGTACAAAGTCTTTACCACTGCTGTTATCAAACTCAAGTCTTACAGTGAACCAGTTATCGTGCATCAAATCCTGGTCGTACCATGGCTTTGTAGCATTGATGTTGGTGGAGTCCACAGCAAAGTTCGAGAATATATCTAACAGGAATTTGCTTCCCGTAGTCTTAACCATATCCCTGAACGTACTAAAGCTCCATAAGGCTTGCGTCTTTCTTGCACTGTATTCTAGTTGATTGAACACATCAGTGATAGCAATTCTCCCTGTACACTGTTGGTTATTCCAGATGGTAATGTGTGTGATGGTAGAGAATTCAGTCTCCATTTCACTGCTGAACACTTCACTCAGCCAGTTAACAGCATTGAGTACAGCCTCACCTTCGTATGGAAAGATGCAATCTACAAAGAAGCTGGAAGCTGTACCACCATAGTACACCCCGGGGGCGCCTTTGTGGTGTATGTAGATTTTGTTATCCTTGATACTGTATAGCTGATTACGGGTGGCAAAGTAGAAATCTGCTATGTAATCGTGGAAGAATACCCATTCCTTAGCCTCTAAGCTGTAAGATAGGGTAAGGCTCTTGTCCTTCACAGCTTCAGGAAGTACATCCTTGAGAGCATAGCACACCCCGTTGTACTTCACCAAATAGATACAACTGAAATCTTCAGTGTCCGCACTGGTGTTATAATTCACTGCTGCAGGGTTCATACATCCGGTTATCATATACAGATTCCTTTAGAGTTTGCGTAAGATTGTTTGTTTGTATCCACATCAGACTGAGCATCACCATCAGCTGTAGCCTGGCTGGCGGTTGAAGAGTATGAGCCTGCCGGTACCGTATACTTGATAATACTACCAGTGTACATCGGGTCACAGTTGTTTTTCTGGGCAGTGTCACCTTTTTGTGCAGAAAGGTAAAGATGGACGGTGCCAGAACATTGGTCACTGTTTTCCACTGGCGGATAATATGGTATGGGTACGTCCTGAAATAAAGCTACCGGACTGGATACCTCGTTTGGTACTATCTCAATTGTAGTTGTCCTTTTTACATCTTGGATGGTAACATTGGCCCATTGACAGGTGGTATGAGTGGTAGTTGATGCTTCACTCTCTATCAGCTTGCAGTAGTAACTGTCAGTGCCAGGGTCATATACCAGTACATATCCTGGGTGTGCATCACAGTTGTATAGGCCCACATCACTTTTGTCTCCATCGCTGATACTCCCGTAAGGAGGTGCAGCTGAGGAGAAGATAATGTAGGGTGCCAGATTGGTTGTATTTGTACATGCCTCAAGCTGAGCAGCAGTGGCCTTGTATATCTCACAGCCAACGACACCAATGCTCGTGCCATTCGTTCCTGTAATTCCAATTACATTCACCCCGGCAGTAAGTTCTACCTCATACATGTGCATGTATCGGTATAGGTCTGCCGTAGTTGCCACGCTGGCTCCGTATAGTGTATTGAAGGCACTATTGATATTGGCTAAGTTTTGTGTTACTATGGCTGTACCATTGACATTGATAGTGGCATAGTCGTCCACTCCCACATTGATGAAATACCGGCCAGAAGCTGGTACAGTGAACTGCCTACTGAAGCCCAAAGGGGTTGTGTTGTAAGATTGGTCACCTTGTTTCCATACACCCAGCTGATTTAACCTGCCACAAGTTCCATCATGCAGTGTTCCACCAGTAGGGTTTCCCCATAGGTTACCGCCATAAGACATTTCTCCACCGGGTTTGAATGACCACAATGGTGAGCCAGAGAGTATCAGGCTGGTATTCGGTTTCACAGTAGGGGAGCCGTCAGTATTGTATGTGCCGTAAGGATAGATGATAGTGCCCCATTCTCCATACTGGCTATAGTCATAGTGAGCCAGCAGTGTACTGCTTCCACCAGAGCTGGTAGCTGAAGCTGTAGTCACACGGGTGCAGGTAGTACCATCATCTGATAGTGTCCAGCCTGATGGACAGGTTGGCGTACCTCCTGTACAGCTTGGGCTGGATGGAATAAATGCTATGCTTTCTCTGTCCCATATCACATTCACAGTCAATGTAAAGGGTACAGGGGCATGGTATCTGTCCGATACAGTGAAGTTTAACACCATGGTTGGATATGATGCCGGGTCTATGATGGTATTTGTAAGCAGTATCACTTTACCATCAACTGGCACGTAAGTGAAAGCTCCGGTAATTGTCTGTCCTACAAACACTACCTCCAGAGAGTCATCTTCCATATCCCAGCCTGTGGTGTCAATAGTATACACGGTTGTACCACTGGCAATGCTATCCAGGATGGTGATGGTATCACTCACTGGTACTGGCGGCCTGTTGATATGCAGCACGTTTACAGTGACTGTACCGTAACCTACTGCGCTTGAAGAGTCTGTAACAGATACTCCCAGTCTGTAGATTGGATGCACAAGTCCATTGAGCGTTGACACATCTGCCAGCTTTATCAATCCTGTTGAGTTATTGATAGAAAATACTCCATCTTCATTCCCACTGGTGATTGCATAAGTGAGTGAGCCACCTTCCCTGTCAAAAGCTGCTACATAGGTGACGTCAGTCAGGGTAGCTTCATCGTCATGTATTGTAACCTCCGTATCATGTACCCTTGGTGGTGTGTTCACCAGTGTCAGATGTACTGTAACTGTGAATGTGGCAGTTTGCCCGTTGTCATTCATTGCTACTCCAGACATGATGTATTCATTCTGCACATAGTAGTCCATTGCACCAGATACAAATAGATGCCCTGAGGTATCCAGCCTGAAGGGTGTGCCAGTGGTTGCCAGGTAGAAGTTATTCACATTACTGCCCGTCACTGTGCCTATCTGTACCCCAATGGCCGTGTTCTCATCTATGGTTACAGTGAGGTCATTGGCTGATGGTACTAAATCTGATGGGCAGGAAAAGCCTGTAGCCTCAGGGTCATTCACTCCCAAAAACTTCACCAGTCTGCCGTTGTAGTTCACATAACTGTTATCCGGCAGGGTAGGGAGTATGGTTGGATTGTAGTCATACACATTTTGTCCGCTGGCCGCCAGTGCTTTGTTCTTGATGGTTAGCAGTAGTCTTTTATATGTGGGGTCATAACCAATTGTATAGCCATTTCCCTGAAATACATTTTTATCCTTCAGTCCCAGGTATTTACTGAAGAAGGTAATCATACCTTGGGTGATTAGCTGAAGCTGGCCTTTAAACAGGAAGACTTGCCCGAGAGCACTATCCAGGAAAGCATATCCGAATGGTGTGCGTGTAGTAGCCAGCTCGTGTTGGTTACCTGCATACCCCAGCTTTGAGGACATTCCTTCCTGTGGTTCAAATTGAAAGATGTTACCTGAGCCCAGTGTTACAGAGAGTATATCTGAAGTGTTCAGTTGTGCCTTGTCTTGAGTAATCAACAAAGCATTCTCACAATGTATCAGCAACCGATCATCCATGCCCTCCAACTTGGTAATCCGGCCCATGTTCTTTTGCAGCTCGTAGTAATCCAATGGCAGAAATGTTCTCCAGCTTCTGTTTTTTGTCTGTTTGCTCAGTTTACCTCCACGGTGTATGCGGTATGGATGGCTGGTAAGCTGGTCTGCATAGGTGTCAAAGATGGTGGTACTTATCAAATCATCCAGAGCATTGCTGTCTTTGCTGTACCCAAACTGATTAGGGTCTTGGCTACGTGTCCATGTGGCATCATAATTGTTAGCATCCCCCGGGGATAAAGCACTTTTGGGGTAGTAGTCACTGTATAGGTTACCTGGCGTTTCTGTCCTGCCGTACAGGTTTGATGCACATTCACAAAGAAACCTCCTCACACAATGTGTGCCCAGCTTGAACTGATCTTCTGTCTGTGCCTGGTCACTCACCCACCAGCCATAGGTGTGGAATGTGTAATCACAAATATATGTATCCCCGCCCCAAAGCACCTCCTGTGAAGTAATGTCATTTGAAGTACCGGCCCGCACCAGTGTTTGCCCTGTGAAGGGCACATACAGGTTTGGTAACAGGCTTTTCATGTTGGTCAGGAAAGTGGTTTCCTTGTTAACTCCATGCCGTCTGTTACGTTCTTTCCATACCTGGTTGGTGTCAATATTTCCACTTGAAATCAGATGAGCTGGGTGGGTAAGTTCTCCAGCGTAGCATGTCTCCCCACCTTTGTTCTGCCATTTTCCTACCTGTGTATTGTTAGGTACATATTCAGTGTTCTGTACAGCTTTTAGGACTGTTGAGGGTACGGTAGGTGGTGTGCCTTTCTTCAGGTAGTCAAACAGGAATACAGTAGGCCGTGTCATGGCACCACTGTCGTCTATGAAGTCTTCACTGTTCCTATCTGGTGTGCTGGTTAGCTGGTTCCTGCTATGTTGCAGCTCCAGACTGAGGTAAGCTGGTGATAGAATAGGCTGGTTCAGGAGTATGTCAAAAGCATGAAACCTGAATATTGATTGGTCTACATCCAGTTTCTTGTGGCCGGTAGATGAGAAATTGATTTCACTGTTGAAATTACCACCACTGGTAAAATAGTTTACAGGCCCGTATTCAGGGTCTGCATCCGCCCGGGAGCCGAATAACAGCAAGCTTTGTCCCAGCACTGTGGAATTTGAGGTGTTGCGTTTGGCATACAGTATTTCATATCCGTTAATCTGCCCGGTATAAGCTGAAGGAATAATGATATTCTCAGCTATGATACCCAGTCTGTCGAGACTACCACGGCCATAGTCTGGTGTGCCTGCATACAGGTTAGCCTTACACCATTTAATAGATGGAAATTTATGGTGCCTCACCGGTGCTCCTCTCAAATCTTCTCCACCGTATGGCGCACTGTTGTAATCATCTGTGCTTGGGTATACCTCATCAGAATTCTGCCAGGTTCCACAATATCCTATGCCTGAGGCTGCATCGAAGGAGTTTATCCTGTCTTCCACTTGAAAGCGCTGGGCTGTTAATCCTTCAGCACTGGCCAGTGTGGAGGCATCCAAATCTCCTGAAGCTGGTACAGGGCCGGGGATGTGGTAAGCCGGAGTGAATCCTCCAGTAGTCTTCTTGTATCGTATATAGAAAGCACCCACTTCATCGTGCATGAAGGTTTTCTTGGTGCCACTTTTCATGTCCGGGTTAGCGGGGTCTACCGTAATCAGTTCGCTTTTCCACTTCAGCCTCACCATATTAGCAAATGGCTGAAGCTTCATATCTGGTGTGCTAACCAACCCACCAATGTATAGGGCATCATTCAACTGGCCCATGGTATCTACCTGATCATAGTATGCAGGGGCAATCAGCACTTCTTCAAGTGTGATAGCTTCAGTAAGTTCATTGCCCGTGTATAAGATAGTCGCAGAGCCACTAACAGATGTGGGGTTGAGAAACTGGCTTACAGTGGTTACTCCGTTGGTTTTGTTAATGATGGCAATCTGCACCTGCTCATAGTCTCCATCTAGGTTAGCCAGCTTGATTTCCAGCCCTTGGTCAGTGGCCTGCCCAGTTGTACCTGTGATAATCTGAGGGCTGCTAATAGCCAGATAGGCCGTCTCTGTGCCATCTCTTTTGGCATATTTTACGGCTGCATAGTAAGCACCGGGGAATAGAAGGCCACCTGATACCACACTGGCTGATATATCCGGGTTGATAGCAGATGGAAACAGCAGCATATCTTTTAGCTGTGTGATGTTAGGTGCATCAAAGTTCACATAGAAGGGCTTGAGATATTTGTCTGTAAAAGCGCCTACCAACTCACCCTTGTAGTTTCTCTGTACCACACCGGTAATCCATCTGTCAGTTGAGAAACCCACTTTAAATTCCTGTGCGTTATCGTTGAATATTGGTATGTAGGTATCATTAACTGTGTCATAGTAACCAAAAGCTGAGTAAGTATTGTCAGTAGAGAAGATTACCGGAAACTTATCAGTCTCCAACACTCCTATCACTCTGTATGGAATGGAAGCTGATGAAAGAGCAAAGCCCGGCTCATTGATAGCCGAGCCTTTGAGCCAGTTCTGTATCCCGTTCTTGGCAAACTGGTAAGTCTCCGGGGGTTGCTCCTGTGGCCTTATATCTCTATTCAGCTTGAGAAATCTTTTCATAGTTACCAAACTTTAGTGTCCATAAATGGTTCTGCTCTGTCGTTGCGGAAGAAGTTGTCGTAATACCCATCTGAAGGGATAAACCTAACAAACGTGTATATCCTGTGTTCCATTTGCTCAGGGCTTGGCAGGCGTATTTCAGCACTTGCCCTTGGAGCATATATGTGTTCCCATTGGTCAAAGCATTCCTTGTATGTGAATTGCTTATCTTCCCAGCCAGCACCAATCATCATAGCTCTGCAATACCAGTAGAGGGCCTGTTTGTAGTTCTGATTGTCAGGTATCATTGGGAAACCATCCTCATCTACAGGTACCCGCTTAAAGTATACAGTTACTTTACCTTCCCTGAAGCTGGTGTTGATATACCCCATTTCAGTGTAGTAGTAATCATGCTCCTGTATGGATTGCTGATTGAGTTGCTTGAGCTGTGTGTAGTACAGTTCTGTTGATGGGTCTTGGGGCAGGGGTTGAATTTTCTCAATCTCAGTGCTGAACACCGATGGCTGAAGTTTACCAAATGGTATCCGTTTGGCTTTCTCTGGAGGTCTGCCTGATGGATTCTCTCTCAGCCGTCGGCCACAATGCTCTACTCCTTCAATCTGTACAAGTCCACAAGGCAGTTTGGCCTTATGAAAATGCACATCCAGCTCTTCCCAATCTCCCACAAGCGTGTTCTCCGTCTCCATCATCTCCATGGCTTCATATAGCCACTCGTGAATATCAGCTATGTAAGAGCTATCATTCAGCTTTGTGTTGCGGATTACATTCCCGATTACGCTTCGTAAGCTGCAGTAGGAGTATTGCATGGGTCAGGTTTATGAGGTTTAGCGTTTGTGAATTGATATTTGAACTTTAGTAACGGGTCATTCTTGATGGCCTCTACCAGTTCAGCTTTAAATCCTTTGCCAGTGGTCATATTCTTTTCAGCTGGCATGAATTTGTAGTTCGTCTCGTTGGTTATCATTCTGAATTTCTGCCATTTAATCCGAACGTAGTCATCATCCGTGTAGTACACTTTCTTTAAATGGCCGTCTTCATTCCTGCTATTCAGCTTAAAGGTAGAGCCCCAGTCTATCATCTTGTTAGCAAACGTTCTTTCTACACGGATGGCTTTAATGTTACCCAGCCCTGAACCGAGTTTCAGGGTTTCTCCCTGGATGATGGCTGCCTTGGCCCGGTGATAATATCCTGAAACAATTTCTTTCCATAATGGCCAGCTCATTTTCAACACTGGTTTACCATCTTCCAAAGCGTATATAAAGCACTTCCTTACTTTAAGGCTTTTGGAATACTTAGCCCACCAGGATGGGTTGTTGTTCAGAAGTTTGTCAGCATAACTGTCATAAACTTCCTTCATGGTAAAAGTCTTAGGCTTCTGTATAGGTTTCATAGGAACTATTTTACTACTGGTATCTGTGCAGTTTCTTCCTTGTCCGGCCTGTTGTAGTCTACAGAAAGAATGCTCTGTACAATAAGCTGTAGAATATCACCGCTGATGGGAAACTCCATGTTCCACGTATCACATGGCTGGCCGGTACATGAGCAACTTAGCTCTGTTACAGCAAATGGATCATCAAAGATTCCATCAATCCTGAGTAGTGGTTGGTCAGCTTTTTCCAATCGGATTACTGATTTTCCATTAATCTGGGTGTACTCATAGGTTGGAAACTGATCAACAAACTTGCCGGATATAAAGTTTCCCATTCCGGGAGAAACATACCTGAATGGGCTTTTACCATCAGCTCCACCTACATAATCAAACAGGATTGAGCCTGCCCGTACTGGTAGGGGTATTTCTACTGTGGTAGCTATGGTACTGGAAATAAGTGGTGCAGCAGGAATGTTCAATTCCTGTGACATCTTAACAAATAAGGTTTGAATGAAGAACTTTCTTTGAAGGGGGTTTTTCTGTAGGCTATTAGCCACCAGACGGCTACGCCAATACTTCACTCTTTCAAAAAGTTGTAACCTGAAAGGGACGTCCATTTCCCTGTCAAGGTTCATAGCAATGAGGGTGGTTATTTCGTTGGCTGTCATAGGTGGATATGTTTACAAGATATGAAAAATCCCCAATGTGGAAACATCAGGGATTGTTTTAATGTACAAAGTCGGAAACTATTTACAAGCCCAGTATACCTTTCACCTCAGCTTCAGCATTAGCCGAGCCGTTAGAAGGTATAGCCAGAACAATTGTTCTTTTCTTGAAGTGCTTATCCTTAGGAGTTGGGCTGTACTCACTGGCTTCAAATACAATTACATAAATGCTGTACTGAACACCACTTGCCGCAAACACAGAAGGCTGGCCGTAGTCCTCAGGACGGGCACCTTGCATTGGGTATTGAGTGGTAACACCTTTAAAGGTATCACTTTCAAATTCCAGCCATTTAACCTGGTTGTATGTACCATTGCCATAGAAAGCATTGGCAGTACCACTGCCTGTGTAGGTTGCAGTAGCAGCAAGGTCGGTTAACGCATCAGAACTGAAACCAATCCTGAATGTGGCACCCGGGATGCCTGCTGTGAGAGTGATAGTTGAAGTGCTTACTGAAGCGCTGGTTAATACAGGGTCAGTATCCTTGTTGATAATGTTGGTCTTGTCATTCACTAAAGCTGCAAGAGCAGTAGCAACGGCAGGAGCGTCATCACCAGTTTTAGCTACATAGCTGTAAGTCCATGTAGGGAACTGTTGGTAGCCGGGGGTAGTTTCAGTAATTTTCAGGCTGTAAGTGTGTCCTACAACTGGTGTGCCGGTAAGCACTGCTTTACTGGCCTGAGCCACAGCAGCAGCATAAGGGTTACGGGTTGCTTTGCCGATGGTCAGGTTGAACACGCCTGTTTTTTCTACAGCTCCGTCACGCTTTAAAGCGCCGAAGATATTTACAGTGGCACCTACAGGGGTAACAGCAGCGGGCGAACCACTGGTTGCACCGGAAATCAGTGCCAGGGTATCAGCGTTGAAGAAGGCAAACTCACCTTCAGCTGCGGAAGAAACGAAGGTGGGGAAGTCCGAAATCGAACTTGCACCAGTGCCTGAGTAATCCACCTGTTTGGCTACGAGAACGTCAGCGTTACGGCCCAGCGTGGATTGAAAGAATTTGGTACGGTCTAACATGGGTATTGGATTTTAGGATGTACGGATTATTGGATAGGTGCTGAACGGAGCATGTTGTCTTTGAGTTTCACTTCCCAGTTAGTGTCTGCAGTCATTGCTTTAAAGTATTCTACTGTCAAATCACAAAGGGATTGGTGAAATTCTTCAGGCAGCTCACAATCTTCTCCCAAAGCTAAGCACATCCTTCGGGGTTTGCGTATGTAGTCTATGCGTGCCTTACTTATTATGAAGCTTTCATCCCCATGTACTATCAGTTTATTTCCCCAAAGTTCAGAAATCGGACTCTGGTAGCTGGTAGTTACAAAAGCTGTGTCAAGCATGGTGCTTACCTGGTCGCCGGGAGTTAACCGGTTAGCTCTCCATATATTACTACTGTTTGAGAAATAGCTAAAGTCTATGGTGGATACAGTTCCATTTGTGGTAGTTCCATCTATGGTAATACTTCCAGCATTTTGATTAGGCAGTAAGAAAGTAGATGGTTTGTAAATGTCCATGTACTTCTCCCAGTATACTTCATACCCAGCTTTTCTCAGTTGCCATAACAGGAAATCACGTATGATGTACTTTTCCTGCACAGAAGATAACCCAGTGTAAGATGCTACTTGTGAAGCTATTAAAGTGGAAAGTGTTAACGTGTCCCCATTAATAGTGATAGACACTGTAGCGTAATACGGGCCAGTAGCTGTAGAGTTAGGTAGTGGGATTGCCAGTATGGGTTGTGTTGTTGTACTGGTGATGCCTGTAATTCCATTACACAGTTTGGTTACCCTGCTGTCATCGCTTATCAGGTAGGAGTAGTCTCCAGGTAACTCGCATTCATAACTTTGTTCATTACTGTCATATACTGCTATCAGGTCAGCTGTAGTTAAAAGAGGACGGATAGCGTCTGCATTCAACTGGTCAAGCTGAAAGCCTCCACTACCGTCCTTCTTTGCACGTATCTTGGATTGTATGAACCTTTGCTGATTCTTGTTGAGAAGCCAGTCAATCTCTTCTGGCAGCAGCTTCCTTCTGGTTGATGCTGCAATGTTCTGAGAGGCTTGCTTTACTTCAATGTGCAATTCAGCTATGGTCATACAATTTGATTAAATGTTATTTCTTGCTTTTGGCATTGGGGGCTGGTTTGCTAAGCCCTTCCTGCATACGGGATTTGAGAATGATAAGCCTGTCACTGTTGGCCTTGTCCTTTATCCAGGCTATGGCCTCTTCTGTTTTGTGCCCGAGGGTATCACCTGTTTCAGGGTCAATTATCCTTTCACCAGCTTTAATCAGTACGCCTGTGTTTAACATGCTCTGAAGCTGGTACAAGGTTTCAAAGTGTGTGCCGTTGTAAGTGGTTACAAATGTTTCAGGACTGGTTTCAGCAAGCTGTTTAAGCTTACCTTCTTTCAAAGCCTGTGCATTTTTGCCACCAAACAAGCGTGGGTCAGTGTCTAGTAATGTAAGCAACATGTCAATCTTCTCAGGAGTTTTGATAATCTTGAGGTAAAGTTCAAGTGCTTCATTTTTCGTCTGGTTGGTTTTCACCAGCGCTTCTTCCTGCGCGGCTGGGTCAAATATGTAGAACTCTTTCAGCATATCCCCTTCACTTGCAGTTTTGTCCTTGGCCACCAACGGGTGATTCAATGCGTGCCTGTATGCAATGTAATCAGGCAGGTTGATGGGCAGATTTGTTTTGCTCAGTGGCTGGCTATTGTCAGTCTCTAAGCCGATTTCAAAATCCCGACCTTTCTTAGCTGGTACAATTGTCCGTATGTTACGGAAATAGTCTGCGCATTTTTCCCTGAAAGCCCTGTCCTCAGGTTCGCAATCCACCAGGATGGGCATTAGCAATTTCTGCTCATCAAAATTCAGGCCGGAGCCAATCACTTTTGAATAGCTGTTATCCCAATATGAGCCGAGACTTTTCTTGGCCATCTCTACGAACTCAGGTGCTGTGCCCATCTGAGCGTTCATAATGAAGCTATCCTTACGGTATAGCGTTACAATTCTGCTGTTAGAATGTTTCTTCAATTGTGTCATACTGTTGAGTGTTTCGTTTGTTTATGTATAGAAGATAGAGGTAAAAAGGAAGCCCTTAGAAAAGGGCCTCCGTTAAGAAACCTCTATACAGTAGTTTCTTTGATATGTTGGGGTTGGGTTACTGGCCTGCGATACATTGGAAGTCGAAGCACCTGTTAGCCCTTAGTATCTGAATACCCTTAGAACTGAAGCGTGTGTATGCGCTCTTATCCTGGTCGGTAGACAGTAAGGCTGTACGTGACTCGTTATCAATGTTGAAGCTATTGGTCATTACCTGCAAGCTCTTAGGCATGTTGGTAAGACCCGCAATTACACCATGCTGAAAGGCACGGCCTTTTTGCGCTACGTGCTGGATGTTTGGTTGGCCATCGTAGTCATTGTCGTCAATGAATACCATACGGTAGCTTTCCAGCGGCCAGCCTGTTTCCGGGTGAACATAACCACCAGCCTGTTGTGTCATAGCCACTTGGCCCATGTCAAATAGCGGGTTATGTTTCACTTTTATGTAATAACCATCCATGTGGTAAAAGGCATCGAAGTAACCACCTAATGCCAGGTTGTAACCTGTACCAGATACGAATTTGCTACCCACATCGCTTACGCTGCCAAAGCTCTGGAAGAATGTACCACCAACTTTCTTAATAGCTTTATCAAATGCCCTCATACCGCCACGGCCTGTATGAAGTGTGATGCTGGCACCAGCTGTATCAGAAAGGCCGAACAGAGCGTCACCAATCTGATTGCTCAGGTAGTCATACGTGAGGTCAGAATAAGTGCTCTTGTTCTGTATCTGCTCCAGCAAGCCAGAACCAGTAGGTATCACTTTACCAGTAAGCAAATCTTTCAGTGCAATCTCACCATTGGCAGCACGGTTGTAACGGCTGTACCAGTAGTTGTGTTCGCAAATGCTTAACCACTCCAGTTCATACTGCCACATGGCCCAGTCCATCCAAACGTCAGTTTCACCTTTGTCGGTTTTAACGTTGATTTTCATAACCTTGTTGGCACTGTTACCAGCCCAACTAAAGCCATGGCGAAGGAAGCCCATCTGGTTTTTGTATGAACCCGGCATTACCATCTTACCTTCGGTGGTACGAGATTCACTTTCAGCCACAGCTGTGGTGATAGCTGACCATGCAGCGCCGCTTTGCAATTCAGTCAGCGGACAATAGTCGGTTGGCAGGGCAGCATTGAGGCTTACATTGTATTCATACTCACCGCTGCCATTCAGTTCACCATCAGCATGCACGTAAGCCTGAATGCCACGGGCAGATTGTATGATGAAAAAGCGCTTAATCCAATTGTCCTGGAAACGGATTTTAAACTGTGTATTACCGATACCAGGCTTATCACCAGAGCTGTACGGAGTAGAGCTTACGATGGAAGCTTTGGTGATACGGCCCATTACAGGGTAAGTAAACTGAACGTCATCCAGTTCTACGGCAGCCCTTTTCATAGCATTGCCTTCATAGCCAATGCCGCCTAAGGTCATCAGTGAAATAGGATAGTTCTTTGTGTAGTCACCCATTATATAGGTGAGCTTCTTGGTGAGTTCGGAAGGGTGACCCTGACGCTGGTGGTAGAAGTTCGTCTCATCCAGCATTGATTTGCTGTCAAAGATTGCCTCGGTCACCTGGTATTTAAGGGCCGGCATAGGATTAGCCATAGGTATATTGGGTTTTTAGTGTACGGATATTGGATTATATGTTACAGTTGCCCGAGTCCGATGAAGTTCTTGGAAGGCCCCTCACCCCCGGCAGTCTTAGTTTCTGTTCTTGATTTCTGCAATTGCTTGCCCAGCCTTTGTGTGTTCTGTGTTTTAGCTTCACGGGCAATCAGTTCTTTCAGGTTGCCTTTCTTGTACAGGAAGTATAAACTTTCCATCTGCCTGGCTATGTCTGTATCCACTGGCTGTACGATAACAAACTTGCCATTTTCAACCTGTATCTTTCCTTTCACAAAATCCAGGAAAGGTTGCTTGTCTGTGTCAGGTATAACAAGATTGATACCCTTACCCTCTACAATCAGGTCATTCAGATTGGAGCTTAACTTGCTTACTGAACGCTGGTATTCCTGTTCGTTCTGTACCCGGCGCTGTTCAATTGCTGCAAGCTGGTCTTCCTGTTCCTTCTTTACAGCTTTGTAGGCTGTGTTAGAAACATCAAAGAGCTTGTTGTCTTTAATGGCCTTATCAATTACAAGCTGTATGGTGTCATCATCCAGCCCTTTGGCCCTTAGACTTTCTCTGTAAACTGCTGTCTGTATGTCAACATTCTCTTTGAATGTGTCATACTCAGGCAAGCTAAATGTTTTGTTAGAAAAGAATTCTTCATCGCTACCACCTGCTTGTCTGTGGAGCATGTATGCGTAGCCTCTTGGGTCAGTCTTTTTCAGGTAGGCTTCAAAGTCATCAGCTGCCTTGTTTGCTACTGCTTTCTCCCTGTAGTATACACCTTCAGGACTGAGTGGGTCAACTCCTTCAGGATATTCTACTGTCAATTCCCAGCCATGGCGCTTGTTAACATCCTCCCAGAATGCTGCCGGGTCAATGTCCCCTTCATCACCAGCTTCTGCCGGTTTGAAGTTGGGGTCTTTAACTACCTTACCAGACTCATCTTTGATGTAGCCTTCCTGTAAGGAGCCATCTTCATTTACCCCTTCAGTGGCTGAGGATGAACCTTGAGCTTTGTCGGCTGCTTCCTTGGCTGTCTTTTCAGCGGCGGCTTTCTCTGCTTCAGCTTTTGCCTGTGCTGCTGCCAGGTCTGTTGGATTAGTAGCGCCATCTCCAGCATTTAAGTCTGCGAGAGTGAATGTTCCACCAGTACCACTTCCGGTACCGGTATCATAAAATTTACGTAATAGCTGTTCCATACTGTATAGTTTAGTTCTTAGAAGACTTGTATCTTATAGCCTTAACCTTCTGCTTCTCAATGCGTTCTTTGCTCTTCAGCTTCTCCCTTTCCAGCTGTAGTTTCTGTTGGGCCTGTTGGTGTTGAAGACTGGCTACATGCTCACGGCTACTGATTTCAGCATAAGCCTTACGCTCCTCAGATGCAACCTTGCTGGCTGCTATCACACGTTTGGATATTTCTGAAGCATCAGGTATGCCATTGTTGTTGGCATCACCAGTAGTCATACCAGCGGCTTCAAGAGCATATTCACCAACAATCATCTGGTTTTCATCTTTTCTATCCCACTCTGCATTGATTTCCTCTATCTTGAGCTGTGAAGCAATCTTGAGGAATTGCTCTTTCATGGCCTCAACCTCTTTCTCGTGTTGCTGCTCAGCTTCCTGATTAGCCTGGGCCTGTTGAGTTTCAATGTTTTCAATCTCCTTCAGCTTGGCTTTTAATTCAGCCACATTGTTACTGTGCTGTATTTCAAGAACAGTGGAAAGTTTGATGTCAGGACGTTGAAGCATGGTTTGTGCGCCTTGCTTGTACTCTTGCAATGTTTGTAATTCTGAGGCTGAACCGTTGACAAACAAGCCCAGTTCTGCATTACAGTAGCTGTTGGGGTCAATGTCCAGCAGCTCTTTATCGAAATCATCCTGGTTGTAGATAGCCCGGATGCCGTCTGTGTTTATGAATTTGGAAAAGTCAAGTATACCCTGCAGTTCACGTTCTGTGAATTCCTCATACAGCGTGAATATCATATCTGTAATCACAGAAGACTGATACATCAGGTTTTGCTGTACTCCCAATCCTTCTCCGCTGGGGGCAGTCTGGCCTTTGCGCGGAGCATTGATACCCAGTACATCATCCCAGTCTTTCTTAAAGCTGTCACGCAGCATGATGAGTTTTTCAATCTGGTCAAACAAGCTCATGTCTACCGTGGTATACTGGTTGAAACTTTTGTCTACACCCTGTTGATTTCTATCAATCATGGCATAGCCCAGCGCATCTGCATAATAGAAGAACTTTTCATCATTCCATCCATTCTTCCTTGGGATAACGTTTTGGTCAAAGATGAATATCTTACCCTTGTTCTTAGCTATAGTTTTCTCCAGTGTGAAGTTGGTTATCATGTACATGATGGCATAGGGTACACCCATTTCCATCACGGATATGTTATCACTGTGAACATCGCTGTAATGCCTGCCGTTGTATGGCAGCTTACAGGTGGAGTAGTTGTTCATCTCATTGCGCTGAACAGGCACGGCCCGCATCTTGGCAAAGGTGTTATCTCCTATTCTCCAGCCTTCGAGAGCTTCATTCACCCACTCAGTTTTGGTTATCTTAACACCCATGCCTGCCTGTACGTCCTCATCCACTATCATTTCCTGTATCTTGCCCGTTAGTGGGTCTGTGTATTCAGCATGTTTAATCTCCTTACGGCTTTTCCAGCATACGTGGTACACTGGTATCTTACCGCTGTAGGTGTCGTATTTGGAAAACTCTTCTTGTAAGTAGTTGTACATGGAGAAAGGGGTAACCCAATGGCTTCTCTTCTCCAGTTCTTCGTGGTCTGCATCTTTCAGTTCATCATAAAAGCGGTCTACCACATCTGAAATGGTCATAAGAATACGCCTTACTGTCCATTCACCATCTTCAATGTATTCTATGTTAGGACTTTTGTCAAAGTCAATCTCCAACGGGCTAACACGTTCATATACAAAGTTTCCCAGCTCAATGTTCTTATAGCTATATACCCTGCCGGTAACCAGCCAGTCTCTGAACATCTTGAGCAACTTAGGGCGTATGTAGTACTCCCTTAATGCCCTCTTCATCCAGCGCTGGCCTTGTATAGCCAGGTTATCTTTATAGTTGGCTGTTTTCCGTTCCTTTACGCTTTCAGGTATTTCAATTTCATCATCCTGAGGTATCTCTTGTCCATCCTGTAACTGCCCAGCTTCTTTCATTTTCTGCTGAGCAATAGCCATGAAGTGTTCTTGCAGGTTACTCTCTACAGCTTTATTCATACTTTCCACATAGCTGTTAAATCCTTCTTCACCCATGTTCACCACTTGGAATGAAAATGGCCTCTTAGGGTATTCTCCCATTAAGAGGTCAATGTTCGTCCGTATCATGGTAGTCGGGCGTATCTTGGCAGGGTAGCGTGTGTGCTGTGGGTCAGCTGCATTAAGAGGGTCAGTGAAATGGCTAAACCACTCAAGAGGGAAGTGGTTGTTGTATATCTGGTACAGCATCCTCAAATCTTTACGGGCAGAAGGAGCCGTACCGAAGTTGAAGTTAGATAGATGAATGTAGTAGTCTATGTTCTTCTTGAACCAGTCGTACTTATCAGCAATCTTCTCACTCCAGCTTAAACGTTGCAGAGGTCTGCCGGTAGGCACCTCACGTTTGACTGAGTCTGGTTTATCCCTCTCGTTGATTGAATTGGCCATACTGTTGTAAATTACTACCCCAGCATGCTTGTGCTTCCTGCTCCCTGTGAAGCATAGTTACCCCCAAAGAGTGGTCGGGTGTAAAATCCCTGGTCATCTTCTGTAGTTCTTGATTCCTCTTTATAAGCGTTTTCCTTGAGCATGAACATGGCTAGTCTGCCAGCGGATAGTCGGTCAGCATTCTTTTCAGGGTTATATTTCTTCATCTCCCGTAACATACCGATGTCATAGCAGCGGTGGATATTCAATATAGGCTTACCATCCTCTGTATACCCCCGCACTTTGGTGTGCCAGTTAACCAGATAGGTGATACCTAGCCTGGCTTTTTCTGTACCCATATTCATAAAAATGGCCCGGTTGCGTTGAGAAGCTGTGGAATTGTATTCCTTGTTATTACCCATCATCTCTGGCTCTCTCTCCAGCTTGTGTAAGAGTTTGTTCGTTTTGGCATAATCCACTATACCCTGCCCACCACCAGCTATCTCTGATTGGATGGTACAGTTATAAAGGTCTGATAGCATGAACAGATTGGCGTAAGCTGTATCAAGATTCTGGGGACGGCCCACATACCAGGCTATCGGCAGTTCCTCATCCACCGGGCTAAGCTGGTTGAATTGCTTCCACACTTGCACTACAAACAGGGAAGTGAGGTCTTCACTCTCTTCTTTGTAATATGGGTCAACAACTATCTGGTACATTCCATCTGGAACGTTACCACGCTGATCACGGAATGGTGCGGCAACTATTGTGATACAGCCTTCAAGGTCGTCTTTCTGGTTGTGAGGGTATTGCTCTACTGGCTTAGCTACATCCTTTGGCTGAGGAATGAACATCACACCCAGCTTTTCATCCCTGATGAGATGGCCATACCTTAGCATACCCTGTATAGCCTGTTGGGTTTCAATCCTTCTTATCTGTGCATCTACTTCAGCTACATTGAAAGAGTTCTTTCTCAGCCTCTTGAACGCCTCAGATGGGAACAGTGGATACTCAGCTTTATGTCCGTCAAGTACCTGCGGGTCTTTGGCCTTCTTCTTTTGTACCCGTATCTTTTTCTCACTCTCAATGGCCATGACAATATCCACGTTACCATTCTCATCCATGAATGTGGACTTGGTACGCCACACCGGTACGAAATATCCACATGTAGTATTCTCAAATCCAGGTTCCCACACATTGGGGAAAGCAAGCATATCAAAACTTTCCGGGTCATAAAACATATCTTCCAGCCCTTCAATATCCGGGCCTTCTTCACCACCAGTACCCAGCACTGTTATCTGTCCTACGTATATGTCACCATCCTTCATAGAACCTTGACACACGTTGTAGGCTTTCTTCAGATTGCGGAGTGAACCACTTTCTTCAAAGGTTATCTTGCGACCACGTTTGCCTCTCGTCTTATCAGGGTCATCAACTACTACCCCCATGATTTCAGACATGCTACCACGTTCCACCCCGAATGAATCTACGTAGCTGGCCCTCATGTGCATGAGTGTGTTCTTCTTCTGCCTGTTCTTCTTCCAGTCCGGGCAGTTATCATTCACCCAATCCAGCATTGGTAATACCTTATTCAATATACCATCAGTGGTGAGGTACTGTTCAATACCAGCATAGTAGTAGTTTTTGCTGCCGTCTATGAACACGTAATTGTATACTCCATCAGCAGCTTCCATATAGCTCCATCCTGCACCACGGGCTTTGGCACACACCATGTGCCGGGCCCCGGGGGATTGTATTCCCATAAACTCTCCACCGTGCCAGGCTATATGTTTAAATCTGTTCCACTCATAGCCTATCTCATAGAAACGAGGAAAGCTGAATATCTTTTCAGCCGTAAGCTTGCCTATCTTGCCCTTACCATTCTTAGCTTCATTAAAAGCTTGTATACCAATGTTATCCGGCACTTTCCATATAGGGGCAAAGTTCAGGTAGAAGTAATGCCGACCAGTAATCCATGTATCCCCAATCTTGTATCCTTCTTTACAGCGCTTGGCTTCGATAGCCCAAAACTCTTCCCACTCCCTGCTTCCCACTGGCGCCAAACAATAGCGCCCGCCATTCTTTGAAAAATCACGGGCTGTGTAAGAAAACTGTGCTGTATTTGTAAGGTTATGCCACCCCATCCTTACCTCCTTTGAATTTAAAATACTCTTCTATGTAGTATCTTACTGATAGTTTATTCCACCTGTCCATTAGAAGTTTGTAATCCTGTTCATTGCAGTTTTTCTCAATGTCTTCCAGTAGCTCGTGAAAGAAGTACAGTGGCTCAAATTCATAATTGCTTACGTAGGCTGCTACGTATGCAGTCTCATGGTATCCACCATAAGTGTACGGTTCAGATTCTTCACATACGCCTCTTAGCCTATATCTTATTTCTGATTTACAACTGTTCTCTTTTCCATATCCTATCTCAAGCCCTTCTCCGCTGTCTCCCCACCAGTTGTCAAATCCCAGGTAGCGTACAAGCTTGGCTGTCAAGGGGAGCACTGCAAATTCAAATGGATAGTTCATATATCTTCCTCCTTTTCATCTTCATCATCTATTCCACGTAATAGTTGTCCTATGTCATTGAAACTCACTGAAGCTGCAGCAGGAGCAGCAGTCTCTTCTTTCCACTCACCCATGCCAGCGGTTTCCTTGCGGCCCAGGGTGGCTGTACCACGGATACTGGTTTCACCTTTCAGCTCTTCCTGTACACGTTTGCGGAATTTGTCTACACTGTCATAGGCAGCCCCTATCCGCTGAAGGTTAAGAATGTATTTGGCTGGGTCGTGCAGTATCTCTCCTTTTTTATCTACGGCTGAGAAATCTATGGTGTTGAAGTAATCATCCATGGCATCCAGAGATTTCTCAATCGCCTGTAATGTCTTCAAGCTGCGGGATGACTTGAGAAGGAGTTGATTGTACAAAGCATGCGCTTCCATCACCGGCCCATCAAGGTCAGCTTCTGTGAGCCCAGCGTATCTCATTGCTTCCTGCCGTCTCTCAAAATCTTCCCACTCACGGATCGGGGAGGTGAAGTCTAAATCGAAATATATGAAAGTGAACTCCCGGCGTGCTTTCAGTTTCTTGTCTCCACGGTAGTCTCCGGCTGAGCCTTTGTCCCGTTTAATCAGGAAGCTAAATTCTGGTATCAGGTACAGCCATTCCTTGTTCAAGTCTACCTGGTAACCTTCATCGAGTATGAATAATCTCATGCTTCACCTCCTTCTGCTGCAAACAGCTGGTTGAGTTCAGTCTGTGTAAGCCCTTTCAATACAGCTTTGTCTACCGGCCCTAAGCTGTGGTAGTAGTCCTTGAACTGCTGCTCTCCATGCTTTACCATAATCTTTCCGAGGTATGGGATAAATACTCCTTCCATTCCTCCTGAACGTATGGTGGTAGCAATGAACTCTCCGTAGTGGTGTACTGCATGCTCAACTATCATCAAGGAAACATTCTGCTCCTCAGCTACTTCCTTAGCGATGCGTTTGTTACAGGTTGTATTTGATTGTTTTGGATTCATAGGAACGGAAGTTGAAGCTGGCCATAGACACTGCCTCCTTCTTCAGATAGGGCACGTCATATTTAACCGGCTTAGGATTTGGATTATCAGGTGTCGGATGTGGAAAATGGGTGATGCTCATCTTGCCAGGAAGGAACCCCTGGTACCCCAGCATGAGCATGTATATAGAAAGCTGTAAACAGTAATGCCACCAGTTGCAATCCTGTATGTGAGCAATTGGTGGCTTCATCATTTTACGCCTACCGTCTCTGAACTGGTAGCTTTCAAATGCCAGTTTCTCGTTGGTTTTGTAATCTTCAATGAAAGCGTATCTTTTTACCCTTTCGTAAGGATTGGCATGCTCTATCGGGTATTCTGTAAGCAGTATTACCTTGTCACTCCTACCAGCAATCTTGTACCCGTGGTGCCACAACTTAGCTTCAGTGTACACACCATCAGGCCGGGAAATCCATGGGTCAGTTTCCAGTATCATACCATCATGTACCGGCATCTGTCTGTTTTCATAGAAGTCTATCTGCCTGGATTTCAGTATCAGCTCTTGCTGATCGTGAATGTTGTTACCCCGTATCTTGGATTTCTCGTTTTTAGTGGCCCATTTGTCCTTCCAATATGCAGCAGTCATACCATGCTTACGGGCATAGTTTTCTGCTATGGTGTCTGTGTCAAACTCATTTGTGAATTTCTCCACAAGCTGAGAAGCAGATGTGTATCGTATCCCACCGAGTGAGTACAAGTGGGCTGAGTCGTTGTAGTCTACCGGGGTGTCTTTGGTTAGCATTGTTAGTGCTTTGGGTGTGTAGTGTCTGTAGCAGCTTTATCCTGCATCTGTACCTGAGAGTATATTACTTGCTGAAGCTGAGTGATAACTGTGTGCTCTGCTTCACTTTTGTCAAGCGCGTAGCCTAATGCTTGCACTTGAGCAGGGGTGAGTATCAGATGGTATTGAGTTGGTGGATTGCCAACTTTGAATGCAAGAAGGCTCAAGGATAGCAGAAGGATGGCTCCTTTCAGTAGTTTCATAGTATGGATTTTACGTGGTGGATTATCGGGTTACAGCTTTAACAGCATACATCTGGGCTGTCTCCAGGTTGGTTTTGGCTATGGCTGCCAATCTGTTAATGCTTCCTACTTGTTTAGCTGAAAGCATGGTTGGCCCTGTTAGTTTAACTTTCACCCATTTGTCAATCTCATCATAAGTATCAGCAAATACTTGCTTGATACACTTGACATCTTCCCTCTGGCCCGGGTTGAATGTTACCGACATCTCCTCTTGTCCCTCGGTTATGGTGCGTGTCTGAGCGTTGTGCAGTTCTTTCCAGGTTTTAAAGCTGTCTTCAATTACTGGCTGTCCAAGTGGTAATGTGGTTAGGTACTTACCAAATTCAAGAAGGTCTTGTTCTGTGTAGAGTTTCATAGTAAAGATGGATTGGATTAAGAAGATTAGCAACGGCCTGTCACCGTGTGAGTGACCTATGAAGCCTAAGATACCCTCAAGCTGTGAGATGAGTGGAAGGTTTAACGGAGAGTTAACAATCTATATTTATATACGTTGAAATTCTCATATTTAAACCTTTAAACTCATCCGTAGTTATTAATCTTCCTAAGCATGGGTCATAAATATGGCCAGACATCCAGAGTACCCAATGCCAGTTATTTGTTCTCAGTGTTTTGTTTCTTGATATACACAAGGCTGTGTGATGTGTAGGTTTTTTTGTCTTCTTTCCAAGTTTTATATGTACTGATAGCTCTTTAGTAGTAGTTCCTTTAACATGCCCTATTAACTTGATAGCAGATTCAAGCGATATGTTTAACACAGTAGCAAGACAGCAATGCCCACAAAGACTACTTCCGGTTGGTTGTTGTATCATGGAATGTAAAATACATCCGAGTAAATGTTTTTGTGTACTGTTTACTATACAGCTTGAGTTCTGGTGATAGTGGTAAGTAAAAAGGAGTGAGATGGATTTATAGGACATGTGTGTTGGTGGGGAGAGGTACCACCTCCATCGCCACTCCCCCTCGAAATCTTGGCGGGAAAGGTACCGGGGTGCTTGTGCAAGCAAAGCATTCAGGCTGCTGGAAAAAATTCCCGACCGTAAAAGAATTCTTAACCACAAACTTAAATACAATGAAAACGTCATCTAAAATCGCACTTGCTCTGTTCTTGCTTCTTGCCCCTATCATATTTGTATATGGGGCATACTTCCTTACATTGGAAGCATTTGATTTTAAAGCAGTGTTTCATCATCATCTGTTTCGTATCACAGTTACCCTGTATTATGCAGGATTGGGTATATTCCAATTCTCCAGAATGTTGGGAAAAGCCACATCTTCTTGGTATTAGTTATCAGCCCCTTAACTGGGGCTTTCTTATGTCTTAATTATCCTTAACTATAAAACCTTACGGAGATACAGGGTTAACCGTATTAAGCTATGTCACGCAAAATTGTAATCGGCGACAACGAAATCGAATTGAAAGAAAGTGCTATCAAGTGGACACTTACCACAACACAGGCAGTGTTTAACAAACGCAGGGAGTATTCTGCTGAGCATGCTGGTTCACGCTTTAAGTTTCTGGTAGGTAAAGCAGGTGCTCAAGTTGTACAGGCTATGGCTGTAGTGAATGCCAAGGGTGAAACTGTAATGGCTGCCAATGGCTCTGGTGTATTGCTGAAAAAGATTTACAACCTGGTTGCCAACAGTGCAGAGGCTGTAAGAAGGCTTGAGCCGGTATTGATGGCCGCAGTGGATGCTGAAGAAGGTGGCGACAAAGACCTTGCAGCAGACCTGTACAACTATTACCTGAACCGCACTGCCATCAGCTTCAACGTGTTGAGCACATCCAGCCAGTATGAGCAGGATTTGTGCATGAGCGAGATTGAGGCTGAGCTTCAGGAAGTGAAAACCGAGAATGGCAGTATCCTGACCATTGCTGCTGGTACTATCAAGGTGCTTAAAGCTGAGTATGGTGCTAAGGCTGCTGAGCTTCCAAGCAATCCATTTGCTCGTATTGCTGCACAGCGTAAGGCTGCTACCGGGAAGGATGGTAGTGGTGAGGGTGTGAGAACACATCAGGTGAACATACCTGAAGGTGCTGCACTGACCGTGTAAAGCTGGAGATGAATGAGCTGGAGGGAGGATGGGTGATGCCTGTCCTCTCTTCACAGCTTGAGGAATCTTAATTGTTAACTGTTAGTCAATCTTACTGTATGAAAAGAGTTTGGGTATGGTGTAACAACCAGGGTAAACAGGTGTATCGCCTGCTGGGTACTACCCTTCAGCTACAGGCTGGAGAGGCCATCTTCATCAACGGAGTAGAACACTTCGTGAGAGGGTGAGGGAGATTATGGGGGGGGGGAATGAATAGGAGATTGTGTGATGGATTGTGTGGTAGATGGCAATGTGTGTGTGGGCCTTCCATCCCTGGCTTCGGCTGGGGGTGGAGGGCTTTTTCGTTGAACGCAGGGTCAACTCGTCCCGATTGTGGTCAGTTATCCAACCTCATCGAAGGATTGCCTCGTCCCTCTTGTGGTAGCTGTAGGCTGTACTCCTGGGAGAGTGGATATGTCCATGAGCTTGAGCTGAACCTCGTCCTCTTTGTATCCCAGTTTACGTATGTTATCCATACTCACACGGGAAACTCCTTCCAGTTCTTTGGCTGTGCAAGCAAGGACAGCAGTCTTAGTGCCCTTACGGATGAACTCGGGATTGACGAAGTGAATGCAATGGTCTTCAGTACGAATAATAACACCATTCTCTTTCAACTCCTTGAGGGCCTGGGAGTCAGCAGTGGATTTAGTGGGGTCGAAGTACCAGAGGGCATTGTTCAGGCAGAGACTAGGCATAAGCTGAGTACAGATAATCTTAGTTGCACGGGCGCTCAGCTTGGGGTTAGCCAGGAGAGTGGCATCAATTACAACAATATTTTCAGGAATATATCGAGATTTGTATCCAGTATCCAATTTTTTGTACGAGCTTTGCGTGTATTCCTCAAAGGTTACCCGTTTAACCACTCCTTCATTGCATGCCTTCACGTACATCTGCAGAGAGATGATATAAGCCTTAGATTTCATATTCATACTGATAGTTTACCTGGTTTAAGATTCAACAAAATTAGAACTTTGGAAGGACATTTTCAAGAAATGTTGAACCCAAAATCGCTGAAACCCAATACCAGTAAGGGGTGATGTAGTCTCCCTCTTTATAGATAGGGGTTCACTCACCAGCTTGGGCCAGAATCAGCACAACATGCAGGAATTCTGCAAAAACAGGGGGTTGACTACAAGAAATCTGCATGAATTTGGGTTAGTCGCTCAGGCTCCCCGGAACTCCATCCCCTTTTCCCTCTCCTTCCCTTCCTTTCTCACTCCTTTCTGGAACACTCATTCCTATTCTATCCAGCCATCTCCCACCACTCCTCTCTCCTCAGCTTTTGGATTTTCCCTCTTTCCACCTATCTTCGCCCACACAAGCTGAGTGAAAAACTGGACTCAACTCACACATTTCCCACAAATCTTTAAATCTTTTCACAATGCAAACAGGTGCTCCTCCCTTCTATGTTAATGCAGAGTCTCTTATATTCCTTCACAGGGGTGACATTCTTCCCATATCCAAACAAATAGCAGATAGTCTCAAACGTACAGGTAAATCCGCTAGGAACACACATGACTGGTCAATTACCTTTCAAGTGTACATTCCTGGCTGTAATGACTTATGTGATCTAAGATACTGGGGCAATGGTAAGATACTCATACAATTAGGCTCAGATTTGTAATCTTTAAATCTTTTCACATGTTAATATGTATGAGTGGCGGAATTGGTATACGCAACCAGCTTGAGAGCTCCATTCTGGTTTCAATGCACCTGACTCGTACTCAGGTTAAGCCGGATAACAGTTACCGGTCACTTCCACCAGGCTTTCCGGGGGTGTAGCATAATTCTCTATTGCAGGTTCGATTCCTGTCTCATACACTTTATTCATAATCAAACTTATTCTATGCTGTTAACTGAAATTGAAGCAGCCAGAGAGAAACAAAGGCTTAGACGTACAGCCTGGGATTGGTGGCGGGGTGTACTTACTACTGAACAACGGATACAATTGATGGGTACATATTTTCCTAAATGTAAGCATACCTGGAGACTAAGCTTAGATGATATTACAGACATCCAGCAACGTACAACCATCTTAGGCTTGTCTCAGGAATGGCTCAAGGCTATGTCTGCAGACCAGTGGACTACCATCATTGACCAATGGAAGAAAGTCACCAAAGATTATTCACGCCTGGATTGGTCACCGGCCATGATTGCTACATCAACTATCGCTGTAGAACGTGTTTATAGAGAGATGGTATTGGGAGAGAATTTTAAATAATTCCCTCAAAAAGTTTTGTTAATATCAACTCTATCTGTATCTTAGCATTCTCACATCACCCGACCTATTCTTCGCCCAAGCAGGGGCAAATTACACAATCTTAATTCATCACAACAAACTCATTATCATGCTACAAATATGCCTGATAGGTTACTACGTTACAGTAATCATTGCCTACTTTATAGCCATACGAAACCACGCTCGTAAAAATTATCTTCACGAAGGTGATTGGGCATCGGTTTTCACAGGTTTAGTCCTTTCACATTCTTGGCCTTTTGTACTACTTGCCCTATATTTTACAGAACATCCACCAAAACACAAGCCACCTAAATGGCTATAACCAATCCTCACTCCTATGAATCCAGAACAACTCATCAACAACATTCTTCAAACTTATTTCCTCGTATTGGCAGTATGTAGCGGCACGATTGCATGCTATGGTATTGCCTGTAAGCTGAGGAAGAAAACTTAAATATTATGGAAATTACTCCCAGGTTTCCTGAAGGCACCACTGTGCTCTTTACACTGCATCCTGACAACCCCTCCCCATTAAAAGGGAAGGTTGTAAATTACATTCTTGGATACTACAGCAGATTTGCCCGTATAGAATCTGGTAAAATAGAACATGTGGTTAATGAAACTCAAATCATCGGTCCGTACAACGGCACCCATACTTCATCCTCAGCTGATAGGCCAGAGCAGATTAAGCCTTTTGTTTATAAGAGTGGTGATAAGGTAGTAGTTAAAGCCGATACTACCGGGCATAAGTTTCCAATAGGCACTGTAGCAGAAGTATCTGCATTTGGACGGGATAACACTCTTTTACTTAAAGGCCCAGGATTTTTTGGAATGCTTAAAGCCGATGATGTAGAATTAGCTTGTACCTCTAAACTTCTACACCCTGAAACAACTCCTTCTTACAAAGTTGGAGATAGGGTGAGAATTACTACCAACTCACGTTCTCATTTATTTACACCAGGAGATATTGGAGTTATTACAGCAATTCATAAGAGTGGAACGTATTCAGTAACGGTAGGCACTGTAGACCAGCTTCTTAGGTCTGATAGTATTGAACCGATGGAAGAAAGCCTTTCATACACAGCAGACTTGTCATTACATCTTGCCAACTTCTACCAATGGCTTTGCCCGCACCACAGTAAGGGTCACATCGAGCAGACAGTTAACGAATTTCTAAATTCTCAAACATGAAACGTCCTGTAACACCTGGCCATGTGCTTATCCTGGCCTTCATCCTCAGCTATTGTGTACTGGTTACGATAGTTGTGGTATATAAATGGAAAGATAACCAGATTGAGGTAACACAACAAAACACCAAGCATGTCCAATTACATTAAAACTCTTGCTATTCTACCTCTTACAGTGTTTTGTGCTGGGCCGTAGCCACCTTAACATGGGTAATAGGATTGGTAATAATTACAGCCAGTGTTACTAAGAAGAATTCAAAGAATTGACTAACACATTCAAAAACAACAAGCAATGACAACAACTATACAGGGTGTGACAATCACCCTCACAGATGAGCAGATAGCTGAGATTGAAAAGCAACAGGCTGCTGCTAAACAACCAAAATTCAAAGTGGGGGATAAAGTCCGTATATTAGGTTCTACAAGGGCATGTACCAACAATCAAATTGGGGTAATCATAGGTATTTCAAACGATGGGAGCCTTGAAGTATCTTTTCCACAACCTACTGACTGGTGCCATTACGATCCAAAATGGCTTGAGCTTGTACCTGAAACCATCATGGATAAGGTGAAAAGCTGGGAAGATGCCGGGAAATTGCTTAACCCTTCTTATTGGGTAATGGACAGTGGCAAAATATACAAAGGGAATAACACTTTCAATAAAAGCGAAGATGTAATAAATGTTACTTCTGAGCTTCGTGCTAAATCTATCCGTGCTTATGGGCAGCTTTCAGTGATTGCTGATGCACTAAATGAGGGTAAACTGGGTACAGTCTCAATATACTGGAACGAGCGTAACAGCAAGATTGAGCCCTATAGCTATGCAGCTTCTGCTGGTGTGGTTAAGTTTGCTACGTTTGAATTAGCTAACTATGCTATCCAGCAGTTTGCCCCTCTCTGGTACGATTACTTCATGGTTCCAAACCCCAATCAAGGTTCCGATGACAGCACATGTAATCCATAACATTAACCGGCCTGACCGACTGGCCAATATCATCAAACAAGCTGATGAGCAAGGCTTTGAATTTGAAATACATGCAGCAACCATGGATGAGGACAATCCCGTCCGTGGTTGCCATCTCTCTCACAGAAAGATAGTCCAGAAAGCTAAAGACGAGGGCTGGCCTTGTGTCTGGATTATGGAAGATGATTGTATGTTTACAGGCCCAGGAGCTGTTAAGCATTTCCTTAGGAGTATTCCTATGATTTACAGAATTTATACTGGGGGCAGTTATGGGACTCATAAAACATATCATAAAGATGTTTATTACACTTATCCTCAGTCCATATCTGGTACACATTGTTATATACTAAGAAATTCAGTGTATGGACAGTTTCTTGGTATGGACGAAAATGAGCATTTAGATGTGGTTATAAGCAAAACTTTTGCACTTGAAGACAAGGTAGCTATTGTAATGCCAGCCCAGATAATAGCGTTGCAGATGCCAGGATACAGCGATATTACCAGACAGGAAGTAAATTACAACAACGACAAGTACCTCTGGCAGTACGAGTTGTGGAAAGGAGATGGCGTATGAAAATAGCTGAAAACGGAGCCTGGCTCAACGAGACGAATGAGGGGCATTGCTTTGACAGTAATTTGGCTGGTGGTATTGTACGTTTTATGGGTGAACACAGCCTAGTATCTGTATTAGACTTGGGCTGTGGAAATGGCTTGTATGTAAAATGGTTTAATTCAGCGCCAGAGTTTATAGTGTCATTAGGTGTGGATGGAAATCCACATACAACTGAACTGGGAGGAGTACTTTGTACAACAGCGGATTTAAGTAAACCACTTGATATTAATAATTCCATCCACAGGAGTCTGCCACGAATGCAACATTTCAGCTTAATCCTCAGCTTGGAGGTAGGAGAGCACATCCCAGCAGAATACGAAAGCACATTTCTCGACAATGTAGTCAAGTATGCCAAAGATTGGATTATCCTAAGCTGGGCAATACCTGGGCAGACTGGCGATGGCCATGTAAATTGCAGGCCAAACGGCTACATAGCCGGTGAGATGGAAATGCGTGGCTTTGCATCGCAAATGGGTGAGACTGAAAAGCTTAGAGAAGCTTCAACTCTGCCGTGGTTCAAAGACACATTGATGGTATTTAAACGAATAACATGATACCAAAAGCTAATATCATTGGTAGAGCAAAAGCTAAACATATACCTGAAGGAGCAGAGTATGCATTGCTTAGCCATGACCAGAACTTTGTCCAAATATTCATACGTTTCTTCGCTGAAGCTTACAATGATGGTACAACCATTAAACGCTTGCAGTTTTGGGGAGCCAATCAAAGTTGGGAATACGCTATAGCTGAACAAGAATGGTACACATCTGACAAACGGTACATTCAAATTATAAACTAAACGATTTCAGGGTCAGAGCGGTAACCAATCCGTGTCATTCCCTGGCCCGACGTCTCAGTGATGAGTAGCCGGGAACAAAAGAGGTTCGACTCCTCAATACCAAATCGTACACATGGGTAGTGTGGCGGTGAGGGGTATCAGTGAAAGCCTGACAAGTAAACCATAGCTTACAATGGTAGAGCCTCTGACTAATATCAGAGAGATGTCGGTTCGAATCCGACTGGTTTACCAAGAACAGCAGTATTCATAGGACAACATCTAACGTCTGGGAAGTGGTTCGATGCCATGGGATGGCCAGTTGCTACGACTGGTGTCTGAGTGGATGTAGTTATCCAAAGACCGTATGCGTACTAAAGTTGGGTTGAACTGTACGTGAAAGCGTGTGCCAAGGTATGAAACTTACCAAATAATTACTGTAGCAAGCTGCTGTTCTACTTGAACTGTTGGTGAAATTGGAAGAGACACAGCCTATTAAGGGGTCGGAGTACAATAGCAAAACCCAAGAGGTAAACCGAATAACTCCAATTATGGGTTCAAATCCCATACAGTTCACTTTCAGGTACCGGTTGCGCACACGCTGCAGCCCTGCGCTTTAAAGCCGGTACCTCAACTTCTACTTTGTGGTAATCAAGTTAACCACTGTAAGCTGACGCAGCAAAAGCTATGACCGTCAGCTTACATTTTTTCCTTTCGGGCAGAGGCCCAATTCCAAACACACAATCTTAATTAACAATCCTCAGCTTGTGAGCTGCAGGATACTTATTTCCTAACACTTAAACATTCAGTTATGCTAATGCTAACATTGCTTTCAATCAAATTGCCTTTAATGACATTTACCCTGGGCCTGGTTATAGGCTTAATAGCAGGAATTCTTATAACTATTGGGGCTTTCTATGCTGCTCAACGAATTAATGAAGATGATGACGGCCAGGATGAAATTGATGGGTATGCTGTACCCATGGACAAAACTTATTTCAAACATCCTCAACCCGCAAAGTATGAACACGAAAATGAGAATTGAGGCTGGGCCAGGTACGTGGGAGATTGAATACCATCTTTCTACAAGAACACTACCAGGTACAGTTGTACTGTCTTCAGTACGATATAGGCTTGACTGGTTTACTGATGACATACCAGCTTACAGCGATAACATGCTGCCCTATTTTGGGGCGCGTCTTATAATCAAGTTTCAAGACTTAGTAAAACAACATCACAAAACAATCAAATAACTAACCACCGGGGGTTCTTAGGCGGGAGCAGACACAGTGAACAGGACATGTGAGCACGAAGTCAGTGAGATAAGATAGTGAGGAGCCACCTCAGTCTCCTCCCGGTCGGTTTAAAACTTAATGAAATGGAACAAATAATTAATAATTTAGTACAAAAGTTGATAAGTAAGAACGCTGAAGATAAGCTTAACAAAGACCTTCAGACTATGAGTAATTCAATGAGAAATAACAAACTGATAGGACACTTTTTATCGGATAAAGTTTACCCTGTTGTAAGAACTTTTAAACAGACGCCTAATCAAGAAAATGAATGGATAACCAGATCTTTAAGTGAGGTTTTCAATCCAGACCTTGAAGTTATGCAAGGTTTGAAAGCCTATTGGCTACCCATCTACATTCAAAAAGAGTTGGAAGCCTTCATCCAAAAGGTAGATAGCCTCGCTAACCAAGTTGCTGAACTTCAAAACTTTTAAGATGAGTAACCTTACCAGAGAGAAAAGAATTGCCGCATACAAACAAGTATTAGCAGACCTCGAGAAAAACAGTGTTGCTGAACTTGATAGAGAAGCCAATGGGATTTTTGTGTGTAACAGACTGGCTGCAATCTGTAGTATTGGAGGGATAGACGTAGACTTCCCTGAATTTTATGCTCAGAAACCTAAAGTCCTAATACCTGCATACAATAAAGGCGGTGGATGGTGGAATATGTATCACAAAGCCCCACGTATTGCAGCACTTCAAAAGGCTATCAAATTGGCTGAAAAAGGAGTGTACCCATGAGCAAACTAACAAAACGACAAAGATTGGCTGCTTACAACCGTGTATTACATGAGTTGAAGACATATACTGTAGCACAATTATCTTATAACGGTTCAAGCGGTGTATTTGTATGCAACAGGCTACGTCAAAGTTTTGGGAAAATTGATACAGAGAGAGATTTTCCAGAATTTTTCAAGCAAAGGCCGGTATGTATCAGTCGAAAAGCAGAGCAATGTGGAGGCTGGTGGGCAGAAAACAACAAAGCATCTCGTATCAAAGCTCTGCAAAGGGCTATAAAATTATGTGAGGAAGCTGTAAAATGAGTAAATTAACAGTTGAGCAGCGGTTAGCTGTGTATGAGGAAGTACGCTTATTCTATCTTGAGGGCATCAATATTGCCTTTGTCCCTTTTTAGAGGTGTGTACCCATGCACTTGGATTTGGTGGAAATGGAAGAATACACATCGAAGATTTTCCCGAAGTACTTCAGCAAAAGCCTGAACATGTATCTAAAAGTGAACGATGGTGGCCCCCTTATCCTTTTAATGAATTTGGGCCAGATTTTATAAAGCCTCGATTAGCTGCTGTAGAGATAGCTATTGAGACATGTAAAAATATCAAAGATGATACCGCATGAACATGTATACGATTTCCTGCTTGCAGGAAGGTGTGAGGTGACTTTTCATAACACCTCTACCGGTAACCAGTTTAAAGCTCACATCAACGGTTACCCATCCCGCAAAATATCTAAATCCAATTTACCATTCACCGGGTGGACTGTAAGAAACGCCGGTTTCAGAAAGCTCGGATACATACGTGGTGATGTTTTCATTCCAGAGGGAGAGATAACAGAAGATACACGTCGGTTTAAATGGGTTTGGAACCACATTGTAAACAAAACTATCCCACCTGAGCTTGAGGTGATGCACCACGGCAGATGTTCTTATTGTAACAGACCATTGACAGATGCTGAGAGTATCAAAGTTGGTATTGGGCCTGTATGCAGGAGTAAGCTGGCATTTGGAGAAATCCTGTATGCTAAGTCTTCACCAGCTACTATCGAGGAACCAGTTGAGCCTGCAGAACCCGAAGGAATGTGGGATGGTATTCAAGAATTACCTATCACACCTCATGTTACAGCTGATAGCTATACGTGGGATGAGGTGTTTAAAGACTTTTAATTATGAAACCATACATGATATTCTTCCGTGAAGTAGACCAGGAGCACTTCATCTTCAACGGAGAATGGCCGATAGCTTTTGGCCCTCAGAGCCTGGCTTTTGGAGCAAAGGATAAGAAGACTCCCCCAGACGTGGCTATCAGGAATACAGAGCCTCACATTCCATTGCTGAATGAGGTGCTGCATAATCCCCGTAAGAAGACATTCCTGATTAACAAACAACGTTACCAGGTAATACACCGGGCTAAATTCCTTGCAGAATGAGTAAAGCATACGACCAGTTTAACACGCAGGTTAAAGAAGGAGATACAATAATCTGGGCTCCTTACAAGTATTTGTACATCGGTAAAGTTTTGCATATCACAGAAGGTGGGAATATTAAAGTCCGGATGTACAATAAAGTACTGGGCGAGTTTATCCCTAACGGTGTGTCGCTTATAAGAACCTGGAGGTACATGGTAATACCGATGGAATTGCCAAAATAGTATCTCAGCTCCATAAGCAGTCAGCTGAGTATGGAGAGTTAACCACAATCTTTGACCCATGGAAGCAATAGCAGTTTATAATGCTGATGAAGGTAAGCTGGTAGCTGTGTTTAATTGTATCAATTTTGCAGCTGAATTCATTTGCCAGAAAGGCGGGCATAGCTACAGCCATCACAAATCAACGTATGTCTACAATTGTTTGAATGGTAGCGCTCGCAGGATACTTCCAAAAACTTCTGGATTACCCTTTAAAGCAGCGGTAAGGTACGCCAACAACCAACAGCTTGAGGAATTAGGCACTCAACCTTATATTCTCAAAGACCTCTCATTCAAACAGAAAGTAGAACAGATTTACAAATTCACGTTAAACCGTGTATATCATTGAGTATGGAGCATGATGTGCAGGGAGAACCTGCAATGGCACGGTAGTCCTTTCCAGGAGTAAGCTGATAAGTGAGGTTTTAGACGCAGGAACACTTTTTCCCTCACAGCTTTTGAAACACTCATACTCAACCTCTTAGCTTTAAGCCGTGACCAGCAACGTAAGTTGAAGTCTGGCGGGTGACGTGAGACTCGTTGCCCAATTCGGGGGTGTACTTGGTATTGACAGCAAGTAATAGACTGGTATCACATGCAAGGCTTGGGAGAGCCAAACAACTCCTAAACAACAACTGACACACGTCAAACTGAAGGCGCTGCCATCATCCGTATGGCATTTGCTTCTGAGAAAGCTGTAGCAGCTTAATCAGGTGCCTGACCAGCATTCTATAAGGTTGATAGTTTGTACGTTCTATCGGGCCAAAAATGTACATCAACAGTTTTCAGCTTCTGTCAAAAGCTGATGGTGGAGTCGGCCCGCGGGAAACCAACGGCCCCAATTAGTAATCAGAGTGTTTACGAGGTAGTAACGTAATTAAATATATTACTGGCACACCGCAAGGAACAAATTATAGCCTCAGATTAACCGTGATGGGTAACATCTAAGCATGTAAGAAAGGTATCAGGGTATTCTTGTTTGGACGCCGGTTCGACTCCGGCCACCTCCACAATTATCCAACAACTAAAATCAATTTAATGAAATTTACAGTAGACATTGAAGAGTTTTACCTCGAAGGAGGGGAAGAAACTGAAGTAAGTATAGCTAAAGAGCTGCATAAAGGGATTGTCCGGGATGTTGTATATCAAATCCGTGAGCAAATCAAAACTCTGGTTAACACTACAATTGAAGCAGAAGCCCGTAACCAAATTATCAACACAATGGTTCCTACTATTCAGCTTACGATGGAGGAGTTCATCAAAACTGGTATTGTTAGAGGCCGTTATAGTACAGATCCTCCCAGAACGTATGCTCAGTTTCTTGAAGACTCAGTTGTTAACAGTAACCCTTGGAGAACAATGGAAGCCTACATTAAGAGCTTAGTTCATACCCAGGCTGAAAAGCTTTCCAAAGAGTTCAAAGAGCGCTATGATGTAGCGTTTGCGACAAAGCTGGTGATGAGGCTTGGAGAACAAGGCATGTTGAAAGATAATGTTGCTGAGCTTCTGCTCAAGCAATAAGCGTTTGGTTTTCGCTATTTGCTCATTACCGCCCTGTGTTTCCACATGGGGCTTTTTACTCTAAACTATTAAGTATGAAGGTGATTTATCGTTGTGAGCTATGTTCCAATGATTATTATGTAGCTCAACAAGCAGAGAAATGTGAAGCTCGAGGAGTTTTTGATTTTAGCAAGTTTACAGTGGGAATGATGTTTGAATATTACCATAGTGGTTTTATAGGAATATTTGCTATACCACCAAATACTGGTGAGCCTCATGGTAACAGGCATCTTGGAACTATATCTTACTGGGCATGTAGAACTCCCCAGTACATGGGAGACAGTTTAGGCGAATATTTATGCGGAGGAGATTTAGTTTCAAGTGATAGTGAAGCGCTTGCTAAATATATTCAACATCGCACCGTAGATACTAAACTAAATTGTCCAGAATTTACCCGTATGGTAGATTATTTACGTAGTCAAGGTATAACACCATCTTACTATGACAAAATTGGAGTTAAGCACATTTTATAATTTTCCAGATTTACACACTGCTCACCGCGTATCTGGGCCGGATTGAAGCTTTGAAAGCAGCTTTGATAGAACGTAACAGAGTGAATTTAAAACCTGATGTTATGCGTGATATTAACTGGGACTAAACCCTGCAAGCAAACATTATTTTCCGCTATGGTGTGCCCGTCTCTTAGGAGTAAGAGGCGGGTTTTTAATCTCTTTTTAAGGTAGGGGCATTAGTTACCTGCCTAACTTAGTACAATCATAATCAATGAGTTCAGTATCGACCCTACTCAACATCTACGGTGAAAGCCAGGTTGAGATAGTTTTTAATGACCCAAGCATTTTTGAAGCAGCGAAAGTGCATTTACAGAAAACCATAGAGCCAAAAGTTAGGGCTTATATCGAAAGCTTGAACATTCCCGAACGATTGAAGGAAGTTACAGCACTCGATGTATTGGAAAAAACCGAAGTCAATTTCATGCCTAATGCGCTTAGAGAAGCACTGGCCACTGAGATTGATAGCCTTACTACAGCTTCTGACGTGCAGAAGACATGGTTATTTACCCATTTCCTGTTTACATTCTATGAAGCTTCTGTGCATGCGGTGCAAAAGATATTTGCAAAGCGGGCCCAGGAGATTGCCAATAGCAGCAGGATAATCAAACCTTAGTGTATGGATTCACTCCGTGAATTACTGGATACTTCCATGATGGAGAAGTGTCCAGCTGAAACTACTATGTACAATCTCATAGGAATTTCAAGAGAAGCACAGGAAGCCTGGATTACTGCAGCTTCTGAGTTAATGAAAGAATACCAGGTTGTATTGGATGCTAATGTTCAGCAGATAAGCTATAAAGCAAATGGGGAATATTTACTTATCACACCTTCTATGTATGAAGACTTAGCTAATTTGGCTGATAAGGAATTTCCCGAGCTGGGTATAGCACAAAGAACGATACTCTGGTGGGTTTCAATGAATTGCTGGGTAAATTTTGCTAATAACCAGGCAGCTACCTATGCTTACAAACAACTTATAAAAGACAGGACAAATGGAAACAACGAACAAACCCTTGACACACAAGGAAATTAAAGAGCTGAGCAAAGGTGTGCATGAAACCTCAGGCCCTAACAGGCAGGAGCGCAGAATGGTAAAGCAGGCTATGCCAGGCAACAACCGTAAAGCAACCAAAGGCCGACAGAAGCAGGTAACTGATATTGTGGCACCTGAAATGAAATTCGGCGAAAAGATACTGGTGCCAACAGGTTTTGTAAGGCGTGTCATTCACCGTGTTGTGGAAGCCAAGAAGGATAAGGTACGCTCTAAGGTGCTTACCAAAGTGTATGAGGCCCGTAACCCGGTAACAGATAGCGATACCGCTAATTAATTAACAGCTTAAACAAATCGAATGTTTGGATTTTTGAAACGAAAGAAAGGAATTGCCCCAACAAACAACGGGGATGGATTGGGATTGGAGCATGCTGTTACTACACCTATGGATTTTGACTATGTGATTGATCAGTTCAACCATTTGAGTGACAGGGCCAAAGCCACTTTGCTTTACAGACTGGTTGAAGTGATGCCATACAAAGTTGCACATACATTTCACACTTACTTAAAAGGGAGGCTGTATGGTAACAGTGATGACAGCAGACCGGAAAAGGTTAATTCTACGGGAAGTAAGAAAGCCTCTGCAGCAAGTAAGTCCTAATTGGTACAACAGTCTTTACAAATCCTTATCCAATGTCAGATATGCAGCATATAGCAGGAAAGCAGTTCCTGATATAGAAACCCTGAAACTACAGTTAGAAGCAGACCCTTATATTCACATATACACAATCCTTTCACATTACCCCATATTTTCTCAAGCTGATGAGGAAAACATCAGGTTGGGTAAGCAGTCCCGTGCATTTCTGGAAGACAGCCAGAGGGTACGGATAGGGGATGATTGGTATATAGATGAGTTCGGCTTTTATGTGTATCTGGTGTCAAGATTAGGATATGAACAAGACCAGGACAGGCGGTATGACACCCCTGAACCTGAATTATTTAACCTTGAACATGTAGAACATGATATATGTGATAGGAAACCCGACAGAATGGATTCCCGAATATCAACCGGGTAAGTGGGAAGACTTCGCAAGCTGGTTGGAAAAGCTACCAGAGGTAGAATTTGACATTGAGACTAATCCATCTGACTGGTGGTGTGACAAACAGGTTATCACTGTACAGTTTGGCTGGGCCGGGATTGAGTGGGTACTGCAATGGAGTGAGCTTACAGATGAGCAAAAAGCCTTCATCAAATCTAAACTGGAAGACAAGAAACTATGCAAACTCATTCACAATGCTCAGTTTGAGTGTGTGGTAATGCTATTCCATGGCATCCGTGTTCAGAATGTGTATGATACTATGCTGGCTGAGATGGTTTTACAGGGCGGGGAACATGAAGTCGGTTATGGCCTGGACGATGTATGCTTCCGCTATCTGCTAACCATGTTGGATAAAAGTCAACAGACAGCTTTTGGCGATAACATCCTCACTTCTGAGAAGGTGATATATGCCGCGCAGGATGTGAAACATCTGGCTAACATACGTACAGCTATTCGCCAGCAGGCTATTCAGCTGAACTATGACACCTTCGATAAAGTGGTGGAGCTGGAGAATAATTGTGTACCAGCTTTTGCCGAGATGGTGTATCATGGCATGGAAATCGACCAGCCGTGGTGGCGTAGTCTTCAAGCTGAGGCAGAACCATTGGTAGCAGCAGCTCAGGAGAAACTCAATGAGTGGCTGAAACAAGAGCCGTTTTACAGCAAGGCTATCGAGCTGGGGTATATTTCCATTAAAGACAGGCTTCTGTTAAACTGGAACAGTCCTAAGCAGAAAGACCAGGTGTTTGCTGACATCTACCCAGAACTGCCGGGCACGTCCAAGGCTGTACTCAAACGCTGGCAGAGTGATAAGCTCAAGGCTGGATTACCGGTGCCTTCCTGGCTGCCTTATTACCTCGATGGAGATACTTCAGAAGTAACTAAAGACCTGATGGAGCATCACCGGGATTACCTGATAACTAATCATCAGCTTATACCTGCAGAGACTCCGTCCTTGAATTGGGGCAGCACTGACCAGGTATTGCCGCTTGTTAAGCTTGTTGAGCCTCAGGTTAAGGATTTATCGAAAGAAACTAAGGGCAGGTGTGCGCACCCTATTGTAGCAGACCTTGATGATTATCTTGATACCCTCAAGCTGATAGGGACTTATGGTGAGGCGTTTCTTACAGGCAATCCAAAGGCTAAAGATAGCAAGCCTAAGGTAGAGCCAGATGGTAAAGTTCGTACCTCTTTTACCCAGGTAATGACGACAGGACGGGTTTCGAGTAAAAAGCCGAACATGCAAAACATCCCTGCGAAGGAAACTGTAGGCAATAAATACCGTAACGCTTTCATACCAGAAAAAGGCTGGGTGTTTGTCTCATCAGATTATGTTAGCCAGGAGCTTATCAATATTGCATACCTCTCTAAAGACCCTGTATGGATTGATGCTTTGAGTAAGGGCCAAGACCTGCACAGTGTAGCTGCAGAGCTCGTATACGGTAAGAAATGGCGGGAAGCTGCTGAGCAAGGTTGTGCTTACTATCAGAAGAACAAGCAAAAATGCTCTTGTAAACGGCACAAGTACCTACGCACTGGGGTAAAATCTATCAATTTCGGTTTGGCCTACGGAATGTCCCATTTCAAGCTCGCATCTGAGTTACGTATTACAGTGCCAGAAGCTAAAAAATTGATTGAGGACTACTTCAATGCTTTCCCAGGGTTGAAAAGTTTGCTGGATTACTTTGGTCGGTTTGGTGTCGAGAAAGGATATATACAGACTATTAAACCTCTATATCGCAGGCGCTGGTTCCCAAACCACAAGTTTTACACCCGTTTTATTGACGCTCACCTTCAAGGAGCACAGTATCATGGTGGCCTTGGAGAAATTGAACGGGCGTCAAAAAACATGCCAATACAAGGCACGGCTGCTGACTCGATGAAGGAAGCAGTTATACGGGCCTACAATTACATTCACGATAACCAGCTTCAGGATAAGGTACATATGAAAATGCAGGTGCATGACCAACTTGATTGTGAGGTTGTAGAGGATTTTGCCCAGGAATGGAAAATCATCCAAACCAAACTTCTTGAGGATGCTGCTCTTGTGTTCATACCTACTGGCCTTTTGAAAGCTGAAACAACAATCACTCCCCGGTGGAGCAAGTAATTATGAAGAACAATTTCAAATCTCTCAATGGCTATGTCACAGCTTTAGTAAAGATGCAAAGTGGTAAAACTCCGCTACAACTTCTACTGGAACAAAAGCTGGTGGAGAGACTTAAAAAGCAATCGTCATCCTATGTTGGTAAACCGTAAAACAATTGACCAGGTAGCCCAGACACCATTAATTGTTCATGTACGGGCAGAGCTGGTGTACTTCTCAGCTTCCACAGCTGCAAAGCTGGATATTACAGGAGGGGATTACATACACTTCAACAATGATGAGGAACACTGGACATTCTGGGTGAACAATGACCCGGATGGTTTCCTCTGTACCTCTGAGCACAATGGGTCAGTGAGAGTGTTCTCCAGACCGTTGGCTCAGCTCATACTGAAGTCTGTAAAGAAATCCCCGGTGGCTCAGTTTTATGTGATAGAAACAATGGCCAAGCTGGATGGAAGTAAGGTATTTGAAATCTTAACAAACAAAACCGTGAAAGAAACGGGAAAGGAGACAGTATGATATTTTCAATAAGCGGAAGAGCAGGTGCCGGTAAAGATACAGTAGGCAAGCTCATACAGTGGTATTTCTATAAAGAACGTGCTAAACAGATTCCTACTTTATTAAAAAATCAAGAAGTTTTATTGTCTTTGGATAGCTGGTTAAGTTTAGGTATAGCGGAAGTACAAACTTCTCAATCAGGCTGGAAGATTGTAAAATGGGCCACAGCACTACGTCAGGTAGCAGCTATTCTGCTTGGTATGCCTGAAGAGTTTCTGTACACGGATGAGTTCAAACAAATGGTGTTGCCTGACTGTTGGTCAACAACTTCAGGTAAAGATGGTATTCATACACTATCTGTTGGTATGACTGGCCGTGAATTCCTTCAAAAGCTGGGTACAGATGCAATCAGGAGTGGCCTCCATCCACAGACGTGGGTGAATGCTTTGATGAGCAAGTATAAAACTGTAAGAGGCTGTGGTCAGCGTTGTGCAAGAAGCGAAGAAAACAATTGCTCAGAGGAATGTATATCAGCTGATTGGTGCTACAATGCTGTTTATCCAAGCTGGATTATTACCGACACCCGTTTTCCAAATGAGCTTGAAGCTGTTAAACAGGTAGGCGCTGTAAGCATTCGGGTTAATCGGCCAGCGGTGCATTACCAAAATCATGCAGGCATACTAACACCTTTACACCCTTCTGAGACAGCTTTAGATGATGCAGAATTCGACTTCACGATAGATAATACTGGCTCGATAGACCAGCTTGCAGAGCAGGTGAAGGCCATTGTTCAATCCACACTTAAATCTAACGAAAATGCAAACAGCAGAATTAACTCCGAAGACAACGACACCGAGGCTCCAAGCCGTACAGAAGAATGACCCTGAATGCCGCTGCTGTGGCCGGGGACGTGAAATCATCTGCCCTACCTGTGCCCAGCTTATGGAAGATGGGTACGCCTTTCTTATTGAAGTCAAAGAAGGTGGTACGGCAGAACGTAAAAGCCCCACTGGGTTTGTGATAGCAGTGCATACCGACAATCTGTATGAGAACAAAGATGCAGATTATCCTATGCAGCCACACATCATTTATTTCATCCAGGTCAGTGACCTTAAAAACTTTATGCGTGGAAGATATTTTGAATTTAACAAAACCGCCAGTCACATCCCTACCAGATTTATTGGCCAGCCCTACAGACGTCCAGCTCACGCCCCATCAGCAAGAAAGCCTGAACACGCTGCTTTGCTTCCTCACGGGGAAAGTTAAAGCACCATTTGCCGTGCTTAGAGGGTTTGCTGGTGTTGGTAAAAGCACCGTAACCAATAAGCTGGTGAATGAACTGAAGAAGATAGATGGTGGGCGCATAGGAGTGTGCGCCCCCACTCACAAAGCTATCAAAGTGCTCCGTAAAAATGCCATTCCTGGGATAGACTACAGAACAGTGCATAGCATGCTGGCTCTTAAGGAGTCAGTAGACCACCGCACTGGTAAGAAGTCTTATGTACCTGACCCACGGAAGCTGGCAGAGGAGCCAGTGTCTGATCTCAGCTATCTGTTTGTGGATGAGACGAGCATGCTTAACAAGGCCCTGTTCGATTACCTGGTGCCATGGATTAAGCAAGGCTTGAAAGTGGTGTTCATCGGTGAATAGATTGCCGATATAAAATCCCTTTAATTGCTGGAAAATCTTGAAGGCATATCAACTACAACGTAAGCTGAAAAGCTAAGCGTGAATGTTAAAAAATGATATGTTATAAGACAATCAGCAGCCAAGTCCCTTTTAACTGGGAAAGGTTCAACGACTATCTCGAAAGAGAGTACATAAGCTCTATATTATAGGCTTTTGGAAATGGGGGAATTTGAGAGAAGTAGTCTTTCAAATAAGATATAGTCTGGTCTTACTGGTGACAGTAAGTTAACAAACGGATCCAGCCCAAATAAACCCAGTGGGAGAGAAGGACTCCATCCCATTCCTTCATGCCTCAGCTTGGGGAGCAGTGATAACTGAGCTCACACAGGCAATGCGACAGAAGGATAGCAATCCAATCCTGGAATTTGCTACAGCTATCAGGAATGATTACAAGAGTGGCTCATTCACTCCTGTTAATCATCAGCTTTCCACTGGTGAGGGTATAGCACTGATTGATCATGCCAGCGAAGAAGAACACAGGCTGCTAACAGAGTATTTTGGTAGCGAGGCATTTGCCGCTGACCCAGATTACATGAAAGTGGTAGCCTGGCGAAATGCTACGGTGGACACTTACAACGGCATCATCAGGCGTATCATCTACAAAGATGCTCACTTGTGTGACATTATGAATGATGAAAGGCTGGTGATGGATGCTCCTTTCAGCATGAACGGCAAGGCTATCCTGAATAACAACGAAGAAATTGTTGTTCTCAGCTCACGTACCGGCACCAAAGGAGTGCAATGGCTGGATAACACTGGCCCCCGGTTGGCAAGCTTTAAAGTGTACTATGCCATTGTTCAGTGGGAAGCAGAAGGCCGGACAAAAACTGCCACCCTGCCAATCATCCATGAGGAGAGTAAGACAGACCTGTCCAATACCTTATCCAGCTTGAGGGATATTGCCCTTAAAGCAGATGCCGCTTTCCGTGGTAAAGCATGGAAGCAATTCTTTGAGGTACAGGATGCTTTTGCCTGGGTGAAGTACAACTATGCTATTACGGGCCATTCTTCACAGGGCTCAACATACGACAACTGTTTAGTTCTCAAGTGGGATATTGACTACAATAAGAACATTGAAGAACGAAACAGGATACTGTATACAGCCTGTACCCGTGCAAAACACACATTATTCATTGAAGCTTAAAGCTATGGCAGCAACAACAGACAAAGTATTCATATCCTCCGTGAAGGAGGTAGGAACTTTCTACAATGACTTCTCACAAGACACTATCAAGAAAGAGCCCATGTTTTTCAACGCCAGTGTTGCCTATGCCAAGGAACACGGGGGCGTTGTCACACGCTGCTTTTTAGATGCTCTTCCCGACGGATGGGACACGGCAGTGTTTGACAGCCGGGTACACATGCTGATGCCTGGATGGTACCCAGCCATACCAGGCTGGCACCACGACGACGTACCACGGCCAGCCATCCCACCGGGACAACATTTCATCACGGCTGGGCAGCCTGATTACGATAATCCACGTTACGAGTCTGAGCATATCCTCGGACTGGTGAATGGAGACATCTGCCCTACAAAGTTTGCCCTTGGCCAATGTATCATGCCAGCTATTCCTGAGGGAGAGCTTATCTACCGTAAATGGCATTCTGAGGTAAACAGGTTGATAGCTGAAGGACAGCTTGAGGAATACTCATCTCCAAGCGGTAAGCTGCTATACTTTGACTGGCAAGCATTCCACAGTGGTGTGAAAGCTACCGGCAATGGCTGGAGATGGTTCGGTAGGCTGTCCCGTAACACTGACAGGCAGAACCAGATTACCAACGAAATTAGGAGTCAGGTACAGGTGTACCTCGAGTTTCCTATGGAGGGCTGGTGATGAAACCAGTAAATCAAGTTAAAGATGAAATCCAGCGGCAGGCTCACGCAGTGTGGGTAGCTGCTGGAAGAGTTGGAACTGTGGTTGCAGGTACGGGGTTTGGGAAAAGCAGGTTAGCTGTGATGGAGATAAAAAGACTCTATGAGGATGTAGGAGAACTCAGACACATGAACTTACATGATGAAAGCGCTGTATTACTTGTAACTCCTACTGAAAAGCTAAGAGACGAAAACTGGCCCAAAGAATTTACAGATTGGGGAGAAGAACATCTATTGGGTTTTGTAAAATCTATCTGTTTTGCTTCACTCAAAAAAGAACTCGGCAGCAATCATCACTACAAGTTGGTGATACTTGATGAAATACACCGGCTTACTGAACTTTCTGCTCAAGCCTTCAAGGAAACAGGAAACAATCCTCTTACCAGCTTACTGGCATCTAACCTTGCTGATGCTGTGATGGGCCTTACTGCTACTGTCCCAGACCCTAAACGTGACCCAGACAAAGCCGCTATCATCAATCAGATTGCACCTGTGGTATTTCGCTACACGTTAGACCAGGGTGTGAATGACGGAATGATACGCGACTATGAAATCCGGGTGATACAGACAATCCTGGATGACAGGAAGAAGTGCATACCTGGGGGCACCAAGGATAAACCTTTCCTTACCACTGAGGCTAAGCACTATGAATATCTGGAGAAGCAGATAAAGAAATGGCGCATGTTGGCTAATAAGGAGCCCGTACCGGCGAAGAAAGCCAAGCTTGACAATCTGGCTATGTATGCTACAATGGCCCGTAACCGGTTTCTATATAACTGTGAAACTAAAACAGATTTAGCTGCAAGATGTATCAGACAGATACAGGCTGGCAAGCGAACGTTAGTGTTTTGCGGGAGTATAGAGCAGGCTAACAAGCTATTGGGGGAGAAAGTATACCACAGCAAATCCAGCAATGAAGCTTATACAGCTTTTAACCAGAAAGCAATTGACATTCTTGGAGTGGTTAACGCTGCAAATGAAGGGGTCAACTTTACCGACCTTGACCAGAGCCTTGTGATACAAGTCGATAGCAATGAACGTAACCTCGTGCAACGCACGGGCCGAAACTTACGACTTGGTCTGAGTGGTAAGGCTATCATCTACATCCTGGTTGTGCAAAACACAGCCGATGAAAGATGGCTGGAAAAGAGTCTGGTAGGGTTTGACCCTGAAAAGGTAAAGTATTACTCAGCTAAAAGCGTACCGTTATGACAATTACCTCAAGAGCTCCTAAAACCGGTATTGATTGGTCTTTTGATTTTCCTACAAAACAATTTATAGTTTTCAACTTGTTAAGACCTGATAGGGAGGAATTTGTAACTCTTGTACGTAAATACTTTGATATTGAAATACCTAAGATTCAAAATGTCTGGTTTGCTAAAAACTCTGAGTATACTAACTACATGATGGGGTATAGAGGTATGACAATACTTACTAAAGAACAAGCTTTGTTATTACCACAAATAGGCCCTGTACCAATTATTGAAGCTTACAAAAGCACCTAAACCGTATAATTATGAGTACTAAGATTGGCAATACCACATACCTACGTAACCCTGAATTCTATGGAACAGGAATGTTTAATACTGTAATATCCAATGAACAACCTACAACAAACAGTCCAGTACCTGATGGACAACCAGTACATGGTGTGCATCAAGGGCAAGTACAAGGTGACAGCCAAATTCATGAAGGAAATGACAGGGCTGGAGACAGGAGTACTGATGCTTCCGAGCGGCCCGATAGTTGCGGAACGCCCACTTCCAGCAATAACTCCAACTACTGATTGGGTAGGATTGTACACCAAATTCATACTTGAAGCTCAGGTTCCATCCAGAGGTACGGGCAAAGATGGTGGGTATGACCTAAACAAGTATAGCGAGCAGGCTATGAAGTGTTTCAGGCGAATGGTAGAAAAGGAAGGTGTGAAGTATCCTATACTGGTAAAGAGTACCATGCTCTATTACAAAACCAGGAAAACTTACCCTGTAACTATCACGAAATACATCACTGATGGTGCCTGGCGGAGTGACTACCAAGCCCTTCTATCCTCAGCCGAAGATAACACCATTCAAGAACACATTCAACAGGAAATCGATGCAACAACAGAGTTCAACAGGTTCAAACTGGGCTAAATTAAGATGGCTGTACAGGGTTCCTATACTATCGATTCAGATACCTGTGTTCTGTATCTTTTTTATCCTTTTTGCATTAGTATGGATAATAACACTTGATGATGGATATTGGGAAATGTTTTTTGAGTGGGTAGAACAGGCTTACACTAATTTAAAGAAACTATGACACAACCAAAGCTCATCTGGGAAATTCCAGAGGAGGAGGTGCAGTGGTCAGACTTCGAGAAGCAGTGGGAGGACAGGAAGGATGATAGTTTCGTACAGCTCATCAACCGGGGTAAAGCTGGGCAGAACATAGGGATGAGCAATGGCCTTAATACCATCAACAAGTACATCAACGGAACTCACAAAGGCCGGTACATCTTGATTGGCGCCGACTCTGGTTGTTTCAAAACCACCCTTGTTGACTTCATGTATCTGTATGCCATCTGGAAAGATTGCAAATCGAAAGGCATAAAGCTGTATGTGAAGTACTTCAGTTTTGAGCTTTCCCTGGCAGAGAAGAAGGTGAAGTGGGCCTCTCAGTGGATTAAGGCCATGTACAAGATTGATTTGAGGGCTGATTACATTGCTGGCCGCTCTGGTACTCTATCTGAGGAACACTTCAAGCTGGTACAAAGAGCCTATGCTGTGATTGAGGAAATGATGCTTGACGTAGATGTTATAGACCACATGCTTCACCCTACTGGTATGCTGAATCGGTTGATAGAGGAGCATTATGAAAAGGTCGGTAAAGTGATACGTGCTCCATCAAAGTTAGACAAGCATGGGAAGCCCCGGCCTGGCATGATACTCCGTTATGAGCCTAAAGACCCTCAGGCACTCACTCTCTGCATTGTTGACCACGTATCCCTTATCAATGTGGAAGCAGGAGCAACTACAAGCAAACAGATAATTGACAGATGGTCAATGTATTGTGTACAGCTTAGGAACATCTTTCAAACCACTATCATTAACATTCAGCAGTTCTCAACAGACCTGATGAGTGCTTATCGGGAGCAAAAGAAGAACGAGACAGCTATTGCTCCTCAACGATTGGACTTTTCAGAATCAAAGTTCACTTTCCGGGATGCAGACACTGTATTTGGTTTGGTTAAACCTATCCAGTTCAATCTAAGAACATATCACGGGTATAACATGGAGGAAATCGGGCAATACTTTGTTGCTCTGCACCTGATGAAAAACCGGTATGGTCCAGCTGACAGGGTAATGCCCTTGTTTGTTAACCCCATTGCTGGTTTGTTCTGGGATTTACCTACAAACCCACTTGACCCGGCTATGAAATTTTTCATTGACGAAGCTAAACGCTTAGACACATTATGAGTATACTACCTACACGGGCAAATCCCGTCAAAGCCTCAAGGATTGGGCCGAAAATCCTCATTCTATACAGCTTACCCAAAGTCGGTAAAACAGAGCAGCTTACAGTGCTGGCAAATAAAGCAGATTGCCTGATTGTAGATGCTGAGCTGCCACATGGCACTGACACCTATGAAACCACAGCTATTAAAGTGGATAACATGGCTCAGGTTAAATATGTGCCCACTTTGATTACTCAAGCTGGTGAGAAGCTGAAGGGTAAACAAGGACTGGAGCAGTTCCCTTACACTTTCCTGGCTATTGACACCCTTGATGCTGTGGAGGATATGGCTGAAATATCAGCGACAGAGGTGTACAAAAATTCCACCATCGGCAAAACATTCAAAGGTAAATCTGTGTTGGAACTTCCTCAGGGTGGCGGATATTACTACTTGCGGCAGGAAGTGCAGGAAGTGATTGATGCTTATGCAGCCGTATGCCCGTATCTTATCCTTATTGTCCATGTGAAGGATAAAATCATTGCTGACAAGAAGGGCATGGAGGTGAAAGTAAACGATATTTCCCTAACTGGTAAACTTTCTTCCATTGTATGTGCCAAAGCTGATGCCATTGGGTACATGTACCGCACAGCTAAAGGCGAATTACGGGTGTCGTTTGAGACTTATGATGGTGCTGTAATGGGTGCCCGACAAAAGTATTTGGCTGGTAAAGACATGCCATTCGATTGGGCTACCATTTATCCAGAAGTATTCCCTTCACTTACAACAGAATAACATGGCTATAGAAGCTAAAATCATCGCTGACTCCAAAAACGAATTTGGACAGCGTATCACATCATTCCTGCTCCGATTTCCGCGCATTGTTCTCGCTGAATTCAACACACACAGAATGCTTAGCCGGAACTCTGCCAGCAGTCGGGCCATACCATTTCAGAAGATGCTGAAGATGGTACAGGAAGACCCGTTCATCCCAATTGCCTGGATGAAAGAGCATACGGGTATGCAAGGCAGTGAGTATTTCACAGACTCAGATGTTTGTAGAGATTACAACGAAACAACTCAACGTCATGGATTACATGATGAAAGAGTAGAAGATTTATTAAAGAGGCAATGGCTTTCAGCCAGGGATTTAGCTGTTCAGAAGGCAGAGTTACTGTCATATATCGGCCTTACCAAACAGCTTTGTAACCGTCTACTTGAATGCTTCATGTGGCACACGGTGCTTGTAACAGCTACTGAATGGACGAATTTCTTTGCACTCCGGGCGCATCCTGATGCAGAAATTCACATCCAAGCGCTGGCTTATAAGATGATGGAGGCTTATAACCAGAGTGTACCCAAATTGCTAAAAGCTGGTGAATGGCATGTACCTTTCGGAGATGACATTGACACACTCAAACTATCCAGTGTATTACAAGAATTGCACGGAGGTGTAATGCTTACTAATCACGATAAATATGTAGAGCAAGCCAAACTCGAGGTAGCCACTGCCCGTTGTGCCCGTACCAGTTACACCACATTCGATACCCAGCTTAAACACGATTATGCTGCTGACATCAAGCTGCATGATAAGCTTGCAAACATGGGCCACTGGTCACCTTTTGAGCATTGCGCCAAAGCTATGACCTTACAGGAAATGGATACCTATACATACACAGAACCTTCTAATAGTGAAGATTTTGATGGATATGTAACTCGTGGGGTATGTGGGAATTTCAGAGGATTCATCCAGTACCGCAAGCTTTTCCCAGGTGAGAACAAAACAGATGACCGCGTAATCAAACAAGCATAGCATGGATAACATTTTAAAGTACGGCCCTGAAATCTATGAGACAGCCAAGGCCAAAGGGTTTTGGGAAGATGGTTGGAACCGTAACAAAGGTGAGATGGTAATGTTGATTATCACTGAGCTGTCAGAAGCTGTGGAAGCACATAGGAAAGATAGGAAGTCCCTTACTTCCAGCTTTGAAAATGCAATGTTAGCCTATAAAGATTGGGATAAGGATAGTGAAGGCTATAAAAAGCAATGGCTTCACAATTTTCAACTCTGGGTAAAAGATAGTGTAGAAGACGAAATCGCTGATGCCGTTATCCGTATCCTGGATTATTGCTATGGCTGGAATTATCATATTGCTGGGAGCTGTGACATAAGTGGTACTGGAAATTTTGCAGAAGATGTATTGAGAATATGTGACCACATCCTTTCAGCATACAAAACTGGTCGGCATAGTATTAACACTGGGCAGGATAAGCAATACTTCTGGGGATGTGTATTAGACCACATACTCAAATTCTGTAGTTGGTACAACATCAACCTCGAACAACACGTAGTCTGGAAACTACGCTACAATCAATCCCGCCCACACAAGCACGGCAAAGCTTACTAAACTGCCACAAATAATTCACGTTCAAGTTTTTAATTCCAATTATATGTTAGATTTCTTAGCAACCGCTACCCTGAGTGATGTAGCCGAAAAAGTGCCCGTTAGTCGTAAAGGTGTAACCACAAAGCAACGCAACCCGGAGAGGTTAGCAATCCGCTTATTCCGTGATGGCAGTGTGTATCCTTCTGCCGAGCTGGTAGAGAAGTTCCAGCTTGAATATGCCAATAAAGGTGCTATCACTGGCAATGGCTTTGATGTGATTGACACGGCCCTGTACCCATCTTTCAACGTGGGTAAACGCATTTTGATTATCAACCCGGTACCAAAGGCTTTACCTAAAGTAGACTTATTTGGCAGTACCACTTACAAAGAAGATGGTACACCTAAGAGCAATGTTATGACTCAGGGCGCTAAAACCTATGGTGCTGACGAGCTGATACCAATGGTGGAAGAAATTTACGGCATCACTTTTTACAAACCAGCCGTGGATGCTCAGGACGGTGTTGAAGCTTCAGAGGAAGTGGAAGGTGTTGAATTTGTGGACTTAGCCCTTGTGGTTAACCCGGTAACAAACGAGCCATGGGCTAAAGCTATCACTTACATCCCTAAAAAGGTAAGCCGTGGTAAAGATGCTGGCCAGGTAACTACTCAGCGCAGGGAAAATGCACAGTTCTATGCTTTGCTACCATTAAGCTCCATACAACCCGCTGAAGAAACAGCAAAAGAAACTGGTGCTGAACTGCCTGATAATCAGCAGGAAGCAGAAGATGTGGAGACTGAAGAGCCTGTAATGAACGCATAGTAAGGCAAGCAGTTCAAATGACCTTTTATAGAGTGAGCGGCGGTAATTTAGCCGCTCATTTCTTCTCAAATTTTCAATTCATAAAATCTGAATTATGGCTATTGGTGTTGGTATCAATGAAAACATTGTCCTCAAAAACGCGGAAATTAACGACAAAAAGCGCTTAGTTGTAACGCTTTCTATCGCAGGTAAGAAATCATTATTTGAAGAATCCCTCACAGCTGGTGTGGTAAGTGACAGTTCTGATTTAAGCCTGCAGTTATTTGGGCCGCTTCTGCCTAAGAAAGAAGGCATGACTGAATCCCAGAAAGTAGAGCTGTTAATGGCTGATATTCGTGGGCTGCGTAACAAGCTTACACACATCCTGGAGCAGTTCATGGTGACTGACAGCATTGACCTTGCACAGTATGATGTGCAGTATGCCGGTACCGGTATTGACAATGACAACTTCGCTACACGCCTGTTAGACCAGGATGTGCTTAACAGAATATATGACAACCTGGTTAACCGGTTTGCCATCCTGATTAAACCGTTCCTGAATGACGCTACCACTCCGCTTCGTGTGAAGCTGGTTAGGCAAAGTAAGGACAAGCACTATGCAACAATGCCCGACCCAGGAAGGTATGGTAACACTTTCATGGAACACATGAGTGTGCCTGTTGCCCAAAGCAGCGTGAAATTCACTGAAGCTGAAATTAAAGCTGGCCTGAACGACCCTACGCCAACAGCTTCGTCTACAGCCGAAGTTAAATCACCTACCACCGGCGCTAATGCAGCCGCTGCCGAGGTGAATCCATTCGCTTAATCCAATCCGTCTCTATGGAGCTAATTGATATTGATAATATCCTCGAATTCGTGGATGAGTACACCCTGTACTGTCATTACCTCGAATTTGAACCAGATATTCAGCAAAATTACCTATCTCCATTACGTGAAGACGACCAAACCCCCTCATTTGGAATCTATCCTTCCAAGAAGTACCCTAACAGGGAGTTCTTCTGGAAGGATAGCGGGGGAATGGGAATGAGCGGGGATATAATCAGGCTTATCAAACTGATGTTTGGCTATGTTACGAATTGGGAAGCTGTGGCCCGTATCAAGAGTGACTTCGGGTTAGGTGGGTATTTCGCACCAACAGCTAAAATTGTCCGGCATAAGCCTACATATAATGTATCTGCTGACATCCGTGTGAGGCCTAAGGCTCTTACAAGCACAGATATTAAGTATTGGCAACAGTTCAACATCAGCCAGGATTTATTAAATCAATATCGTGTAAGTCCGTTGTACTGCTACTGGATGAATCCCAGCCAAAAAGCTCCGGTGTTTGCTCCCTCAACATCATACATCTACCGGATTTATGACAGATACCAGCTTTACTTTCCATTGGCACAGAAGGGCAATAAGTTCAGAAATGACCTGAAAGAAAACTATGTAATGGGCATTCAACAGCTTCAGTATAATACTGATACGCTAATCATTACTAAAAGCTATAAAGATGTGATGTGCCTACGTTCTTTCGGGTATGATGCCGTTGCACCGAGAAGTGAAAATACACCCATGCCAGAGCAGTTTTTTACATGGGCAGACAAACACTACCAGAAGAAACTGGTACTGTTTGACAACGATATGAAACATCGTGGAGACTGGTATCCTTATCCGAAAGTGTATGTCCCAACTAACACTGGTAGCAAGGATATATCAGATTTCACACGAGATTATTCACCACAACAAGCTAATGAGCTGTTGAAAACCTTAGTGGAATGATCATTTATTTATCTGGTAAAATATCAGGTTTAGACCCTGCAATTGCGGCTAAAAAGTTTGAGTTTTTTCAACAGGAAATTGAAAAATATGGGCATACAGTAATTAACCCTATGAAGCTGTCGCATACTGATGCAAAACACTGGGAAGATTACCTTTCCAATGACATCATTATTCTGTTTGAGCAAGTAGATGCAATCTTTGCTATTTACGACTGGCAGGACAGTTTGGGAGCCAGATTAGAAATTAAACTATTTGAAAAATTGAAACGGCCTATCTATTATACCTTAAATCCATTTCCAAATGCTGCTATTCCTGACACGACTACAAATTGAGCAAAGACTGGAAAAGGGCCTGCTCAATCAGACTATCTCCTGGGAAGCTCCTGACAGCACTATCAAAACAGGCAAGGTACAGAAGCTGGCTGTTGAAGACAGTCTGAACGGGGAGGTGATGGTTTTATTTCAGCTTAAAGATGGTGAAGCGCTTGTTAGCTATTCGTCAGACTTGAACTACTTTATCGAAAACACAATTTTATATGGCAATACTCAACCAGGAGACGGTAGAAATATCGGGAGGCTTCTCGAAAGAGATTGAAACCGGGTCAATGGGTTTAATGATGAACATTCTCCAGCAGCACCAGTATGCCTACCCGATTAAGAGCACCATACGGGAGCTGGTGAGTAATGGGCTGGATAGCATTGCAGAGAAGAACATTGCTCTGGCCATCCTGTCTGGTGAGGCTAAGGAGGAGGATTTCTTTGTACAGAAAGATGGGGAGATTTACAAGGATAGCAAGTTCAATCCAGATTACTACGACAGGATGTATCTATCAGCCACCAATGAAGTATGGGTTATATACAATGATGGTGGTGAGCTGAGTAAAGACAGTGTTATCATCCGGGATTATGGTGTAGGACTGGGGGGCACAAGGCTGGAAAAGTATTTTAACTTGGGGTATTCAAGCAAGCGCCTGCTCTCTAAGGCTCTGGGTAAGTTCGGCATTGGCGCCAAGTCTCCTCTATCTACTGGTTGCCCCTATTACACTATCACCAGCAGGTATAATGGCTGCCAATTCGTATTCAATGTGTATGCGCACCGTGTGGAGAGCATTGTTCCCAGATGGAACACTGAAACCGGCAAGGAAAATCCCAGCTATACATTCTCAAACGGCTATGTAGCCTACTATACTGAAACGTTTGAAGAGAACATGCTGGAGATTGAAATCGGCACCAAGAAACACCACAAGCAGCAGTACCTCGATGCTGTCACTACTCAGCTTTTGTACTTCAAAAATGTTAGGTTGTTTGTAAATAACCCAACAGGAGTGAGTGTAGAAATTCCTGTTCAGGCCAACATCATGTATGAAGATGATATGATTGTGTTGGCCACAAACAGCAATTATTCCAAGCCTCATTTGCTGCTTAATGGGGTGAACTACGGCTACATCAACTTTCAGGAGTTGGAGTTGGAGGAAAAACTGGGTAACGTGGGTATCAAAGTGAACCCTGACCTGGTTTCAGTTAATCCTTCCCGTGAAAGCCTTATTTGGGATGATAAAACCCGTGGAGTGGTTGTAGATCGCTTTAACGAAGTGGTGTCAATTGCTCAGGGAGTTATCAATCAGGAATTGCAGGAAACTGATTTCCTGAAGTGGATGAAAATCTGTGCTCAGGCTTCGGCAAACAGTCTATGGACTAAAGCTGGTGAGAACACAGTAATAGGCCGTCTGGCTGCCATAATTGACATGTCCAAAGTTCAGTTATCTTACCCCTTAAACAAGGATTTGAAGTTTAACCAATGGCTGCTGGATGGGGTGAAGTGTCAGCGGGTGAGCCTGTCTGTTGAGCGTAAAGGTAGTATTATCAAGAAGAAAGTGGAGTACTCTGGCTGGCGCAGTGCGTTTGCTGAGGGATTACCCTTGCTGATACACAACGGTCAGATTTCAAACCGAAAGAACAAGTACATCCTGCAGCACGTCTACCAGCAAGGCTTCATTCTTCTTCAGCTTGAGTATACTGCAAAAGCTGATGGCACAATACTCACAGCGGAAGATATATCCTATTCTCCGAGAGTGGAGGAGGCTAACAGTCGTACAATGGAAGAAAAATCCATTGCTGCAAATCTCGGAGTTGGACGTTTTGGTTTGGCTAAACAAAAGGTAGCAGACTTGCACAATTACATCTATGCTGCTGATGGTAAGGTTTGGTATGATAGCATTGTAGTTCCTGATGAGTTTAAAGCCAATGAAGAAGAACAGGAGGAGCAGGAAGAGGAAACCAATGACTTTGCTAAGAAATCTGCTGAAGAACGTAGGAAGATAGCTGGTACAACCATTCTTCATACTCCGCGTATAAACGGTGATTACCGCAAATCCGGCAGGGCATACGAGATGCAGAAAATCGAGATGTTCCCTCATCTGGTTGATACATGGACGAATGAAGAAGTGTTCTGGAGTAACCAGGATTGTGAGGCTCTATTACACACAGCTTCTTTGATTTGTCGGCCAGTAAGTGACATAGGGTATGCTGTTGGTAAACCTTTTGAACAGCATATTGCATGGAAAGCTGAAGGGTATGCCGGGCCTAATTCATGGGAATGGGACATATGTGTGAATTTTCACAATGATGCGCCGGTAAGGCTTATCAAAGTGGCACAGAACAATGTCAAATACTACCAGGACTTCAAGCACATCACAAAATTCTTCAAAGAAATCAGAAACAAAACCATCACCATGAGCAATGCACTGATAAGATGGAACACAGCAAGGTTATTACAGGAAAAACTGGATGATTTGAGGTTTCTCAACGGGTTCAATGGTTTAAACCCAGACATTACCTCAAAGTACAGACAACTCCGGCAGTACGTTGATACTTATTGGAGGACATTAAACATTTCTCCGGTAGTTGGCGCTAATGACACCATTTCAGGCCAGCTCATATCTCACATGGATAAGGTGGGCCAGTTTCAATTGTTCGTGCGGGCCAATCCTGATGATAAAGAAGCTATCAGCCAATTGGCAGTAGAGCTGTTTAATCCTCAAGCTGGGGTTGAAATAGCAGATGGTAAAGCCATTGACACAGAACTGTATGATATGTATCTGGAATTGGTAGACTGGTGCCAGCCGGTGAAAACGTTGATGAATGCTGTAAGACCTTTAACAGACAATCAGAACATCAGTCCTGAATTGGAAGAAAAAATCCGTCACTATTTTAAGTATCTAGGTGTAAGTATTTAATCCTTATGAAAACCGGCCTTCCTTAATGAGGGCAGGGAGGGGTCGTAACGATTGGGAACCATAGACCTCTCCCATCTTTTCACTAATTAAACCCACATATATGCTGACAGTAAATCGCGTAGGCGATAGCATTACAGGCTCTTACAATGGTACACCATACGGAGTGCAGTTCAATGAGCAGAAATACCAGGTTATGAAGAACCTGGAAAAGCAAGCTTCTCAGGCTGAGACTATGGATGAGTTGAAAGCCATCATCGAAGAATTCATTCCGCTTACCAAAGAAAACTACAAAGAGATTGTAGAGCATGCACAAGGAGGCCAATTCCTGTATGTGAACAATCACACAGGCAAAACCTATCTGGCTATCAATGGTAAAGTAAGCTCCAAACCACTGCCTAAAAGCTTGGTTGACCGTATCATCCTTTCTGTGGAAAAGAAGATTGACGTATTACCATTGGTGAAATGTTGGGCACGCTTTCTCCGCAATCCATGGTACACTGATGACAAAGCCAAACGCTTTGCTCAGTACATAAACACTACTGTGGTAAACGATGTTCTGAAGAACAAACTGATTACAGAAGGTGGCCTGTCTCCAGCAGTGGCTGAGCAGAGAGCTACCATGTATGACGTGAGCTTCACACAGGAAGGTTTGATTGCCAGCTACAAAGTAGTGAAAGAAATCGACTGGAAATATGTTCCTGATACTGCCGTTGAAGGTGGTGTTAAGAAGATTGACCGGTTTGATTATGTGGTAGACGAATTTACCGGCTTGAAAACTTACCAGAAACCAACATTCCTCGAGCAGCGGGTATTCCAACCTGCAGTTCAGGGTGAACGTGGTGATAAATTCTTCTCCGGTGATTACGAAGGCCATATCATCCGTGTTGGCCAGATAACCTATTTGGATAGCTGGGATAAGGTGAACAAGAATGATAGCACAAGCTGTGCCCCGGGGTTGCACATCGGTAAACTAAAATCTGCCGCTTAGTAAGGTAACTTACTTTGAAAAATCAAGCAAATACGGTGAACACTAAAGTCGGGGAATTATAGTATATTTGTAGTATGGGAAAAGGAAATGCAATATCAATCGAAGAATACCAAAGGCTTCATTTAGAACATGAATCTGGTGTATGTTTGAGAGATTTAGCTACTAAGTACAACTACAGATTAGCTACGTTATTTTACGGATTTAAAAGATTGGGGCTTACAGTACATAAAGCTACAAACGAGCAAAGGAAAACGAATAGAGTTGTTGAAAATTGGTTTAAACAAATTGACACAGAGGTAAAAGCATATTATTTTGGTTTATTGATGGCTGATGGGTATATAAATAAACGTAAACTGTCTAATAAATCTCATCGTGTATGTCTAAAACTTCATAAAGAAGATAGTTATTTAATACAGTTTTTTATAGACCAGGTTCAACCTGGAGCAAAGATGTATAAAGATGGTAATTCTTTAGGGTGTCAAATCAATTCAACACAATTAGTAACAGATTTAGAAAAACATGGACTTGTAGAACGTAAAACTGTAGCTGGGGAACATTTTCCAATGTTAGATAACAGTTTAATGCCACATTTTGTGAGGGGGTATTTTGATGGTGATGGAAGTATTTCTTTAGGGGCTCGTAATAGAAGTACAATTTACATATGCTGTGCTAATTTGGGGGTACTATATGGTTTTCAAGATTATTTTGATAGGCAGGGGATAAAAACTGGATTACACTCCGAACATCGAGAACATATGGGATACAGAACAATGCATACTTTACACATCCGTGACCGTCAAAAATTCTATAAATTAATTTACTCGTTTGCTTCAATTTTTATGATACGTAAAAAATTACAATTCGACCATGTGAATACCGTGCTAACCAGAAAGAACTGGAAGCGTAGAGCGTAGAGACTGAGCGTCAATCAAGCAATAATGTCTCCAAGAGTGTTTGACAACCAAAGTGAATTGGTTGAAAATGTACGCCGAACTTGTAGGAAACTACAAGAAGCTGAGGATAAAAAGCCACAGCGATAACAACTTTGGGATTAAGATACATCAAGAATTACCAGGCTGATGACACCCTTACACTGAATGTGTTTGTTGATCCGGCCCATATTGGCGCCATAGATGGTGAAGGTACTGGTGCCCTGAGAGTACTCAAGTTTTTCCCTCACTCAGCTTTAGAAGGTGTAACTCAGAACCTGTATCACAGCAGCAAGTTTGCCGCTTTGACAGATGAGGAATACACCAAGCTGATTGAAGAAGCTGTAAACCAGCACACGCAGAAGCTGGATGAAATGGATGCCGAACTGGCTGAGAAGCACAACTTGCTGACTGTTTAATACTGCAAGGGACTCAAGGCCGGGAAGGAACCCGTAAGGTGAGTACCGGCCCGCTCCCTTTTTAATCCACTACACCTATGGCAAAGAAAACCAGAGTATCAAGAACCCGGAATGGAGGAACTATGACTGAAGCCCAGTATTGGGGAAAGCTAAGAAGTACATTAAGGAGAGCGTTCATGTTCTGGGTGCCGATGAAGATGGCACTTGATAGAGTTAAGCGGCCTTCCCTCAGTACCAACAAGCGCTTGAAATGGGAATATCAGTGTGAGAAATGTCATTCCTGGCATCCACGAAAGGATGTTGAGGTTGACCACACCATTCCCTGTGGCACACTCCTCAGCTTGGAGGATATAGGCCCATTCATAGCTAATTTAACCCAGGAAAATCCTTCAGCCTACCAGATACTCTGCAAAACTTGCCACAAAAGCAAGACTCTCAATGAAAGAAAACAACGAGTTGCCCATGGGAACAGACAGTAAGTCTCCGGCTGCTTATGCAGCATGGACTAAAGCTGCTCAAATCTTTTCATATATTTCTAAACCGGTTAACCAGTACATCCTCACTTATCTATCTGAGAACAAAGAAGCTACTGCATTGCAGATGACTTGTTCTGAACACTCCTACAAGACTCTGTTGAAAAACTTAGCTGGTATGGAGAAAATCGGACTGGTAAGAAAGGAAAAGCTGGGTAATGACACAAACTGGAAAATCATCTATGCTAAAATCACAACACTCAATTCCGCAGCAGCCAGGCTCCTCTGAAGGTAATACACTGATTATTGACATGGACAGCATTGCCTATATGATAGGTTGGCATCACAGAGAGCACAGGGAAAAAGAGCTTGTGGAGCAGGCCATAGATTCCTGGTTTTCTGAATTCCTTACACTGACAGATGCCACAGACTACCTGGGGGTATTAGGCGCACCAGCTTCACACTGTTTCCGGTATGATACATACAAATTCAAGCCTTACAAGGGCAACCGTATAGGCAAAGAAGACACGGAGGAAACAGAGTGGATACGTTTCTGGGAGCCCATCATTAAGTGGCACCTTATAACAGCACATAAGTTCCTGTTTGCTCCCGCCCATCTGGAAACGGATGATATTGTGGCTGCAGTAGGGTTGCACCTGTTATACGAGAAAGGGCAGGCCCCGATTATATGCTCCCCGGATAAAGACCTCAAACAAATTCCTGGGTTTCATTTAAATTACAAACCATCCAGGAAGAAAGATGAGGAAGCTATTACCGGCTTACTACCTCAGGAGCTGAAGGTGGAAAGAATTACTGCTACCCAGGCGCATTACAACTGGTGTATGCAGATGCTGTGTGGAGATACAGCAGACAATATTGCAGGTGTTGTGGGAATGGGTGAGAAAAAGGCTACAGAATTATTGAAAGGAGTTGATGAGCTGGAGTGGAATTCTACTGTGGAAAGAGCTTACGAAAAACAATTCGGGCCTTACTACGGGAATATCATCCATAAGGAGACGAAGGCTGTAGTCACAATGATGACCCCTGAACACCCATTTTGGGACAAATATGGTGTAGACCTATCTTTGTACCTGAATGGATTTCAAACACGCAACCTATGCACGATTTCGTAGATGCCGTAAACCGGTACAATTTAACAACATTCTATATCCTTCCGCTAACAGGGCTTAGCATCAAAGATTTTGGCAGCGCAAACATTGTGGACACATACATCTACCCGGATGGCACTCATATTGTAGTCCGGGTTCAGGCTATGTACAACTGCAATACACAGGTATCCAATCACTCAGCTTTTGCTGGTAAACTGGTTGATGGTGAGACAGTCTTACTCGTATATGGGATTGAAAAACAATGGCATGAAGATGTGGGAGCATTTCTGAAGGGTAGATACAGTAAGATGAGCGAGAAGGCGAAAGAGGCTATCATGGAAGGCAGTGGACTATCGTATAAAACGAAAAGCACACATACAGCGCAGGAGATTACGGATGCCAGATTACTGGCTTTGTACAACAGTGAAGTGTTGAGGGCTAAGTGGGCTGAGATACTTGATGTGCCTATACAGGAGCTGCCGGAAGAACTGATGGAGGCCCCGAAAGAGGATTGGTATATGGAATTAGAATTTCGTAAAACATTTTAACATGGATGCACCATACGTGAACAATCTCGATTTTGGACAAGCTATCAAAAACCTAAAAGCTGGTAAAAAGGTAGCAAGAGCAGGTTGGAATGGTAAAGGGATGTTTCTTCGATACATAGCAGGAGGAACATTCACTATTGATGAAGAAACTTACCCTGCATTACCCTTTATACAGATGAAAACTGCGCAGGGTGATGTAGTACCCTGGCTGGCTTCGCAGACAGATGTGTTAGCAGAAGACTGGGAAATTGTAGAGTAGGAATTGAGGTGTAAGTTTAAAAGCAAGAGCTAATCCGTACTATATGTACCTTAGCTCTTGCTTTTTTAAACCCATCGGCTATTTTCGGGCAGCCAGGCATTCTTTGATGCTCCAGTAAGGAGTGCTCATTTTCTGATCATGGTGGAGCAACACACAAGGGTATACAGGAGCTGTGTTGAGAGAGAAGAACCGCTTGGCGTACCCAGAGTTAGTCTGAATGGAACCGGTTACAATGGCTGTGTATTCCTTGCCGCGTTCCCAGAACTTACTGATGCCTGGTTCGTGGAAATCCCCCTGCGCGGCGATGTCTCCTTCAGGGTATTCCATCCGTAAATATCTTTCAGGTGCGTGTGTCTTGTTGTACATAGACTTTCCCCTGAAGAAGTGGGTAATGGCCCACTTATACTTAATATCGTTAACAATTGTGTCGAGATGGCAAATTCCATTAGCATATATCGTATGTCTCTCGAATATAGCTGCATAAGTAGAGTAGCCAGCTTGATTTTCTTCCCGAATACAGCTGTGGTTGTCCCATGTAGAAGCTATCACTTTATGTTGTATATCCTTCAACCAACTGTCTAAGAAGTAATATTGTAATTTAGGAGGAATCAGATTATCAGATACCTCTAATACACTACGCATCTTAATAGCCATCTGAAGAATGTCTCCAAGTAAAACTACATACAAGTCTGGTGTGTTGATAATCTCCTCTGTCACACGCATGAACAAGTCATAGTCTGTAGCCCAGCTACCCAGCTGTAAATCTGCTACGGTAGCTACAATGATGGGCCGGTCAGTTTCAATTTTCCATGTAGCCTTTTCCTGATTGCTGGATGCTTTTTTGGAGATGGCTTGAAGCCCTTGCATCAGAGGTACAATATCCTTATAGCTGAAGGATGGTACAGGCTTGTCAGTGGTAATGGGTGCCTCTCCGTACTGGTTCTCATCTCTTTGAGCCCTGCTGATTGGGTTACCACGTACCAGGTGTACCTGTAAGAAAGACCTGAGTTTGTTCTCATTGTCTAAACTCAAGCTGTTGTCTGTAAGAATTTTCCGTGAAGTCTCACGGATACTCAACCCTGTATCGTACAGCTTTTGTGCATCAGGTAGAATTTCATTCCATTTACGATTAATTTGCATTGGGGATAGGTTAAACAAAGACAGCGCCCGAAAGCGCTGCCAGTGAGGGTTAAGAGGATACCCATTTGTTAAGTGGGCAGGTTTCCATAGGTGCGGCTGTTTTTGCGGCGAGGGGACACCCGCAAGAGCCACAGAAGAAGGTAGAGGTTTCTTTATTAATCATCAATACTATCCAGCGGCCTACAGGACTGAGTTGACGCTTCTGAGGGCACTCATCACAGATGGCAAGTCTCTGCTCCATCCGTTGTTTGGTTTCCTCAGAGCCTTGGACGAATTTGGCCCAGGCTTTGGCTATCTCAACCAGCTTTAGGCTTTTTTCCATAGGGTAGAATAAGATGGGTAGAACTTATAAGCTGCATAAGCAAGAGTGAAGGTCAGCAGGTACCAACACCACCGGGGTACATGGTTTGTTGTTTCCCGGATGGTCTTTGTAATGATAGTAGTCTTAGCCTTGATTTTCTCAATAGTCTGCAATTTGAAAGTGAGCTGAGATATGATAGCTTGTAGGCTGTCAGTCTCACATTTCATTGTGGCCTTGCCATTCTTCACCGTAACTGTAGCATCCAGGTATTTGCTATTATCCCGGATGACAGTGTCATGCAGGGTTGTAGGTACTGTTACGAATACACTGTCACCGGGAATGTATGTAGGTACAAATCGTACCACATTGGTGTCCCGTATAATTACAGTGTCCTTTTCATCGGAAGTGGTATCTATGCCAGCTGGGTAACGTTCAGCACAGAGTTTTGCAATGTTACAAGAGCTAAACAGAAGCAGGCTTATCGCCAGCAGAAGTAGTGTTTTCATTTGTTGATGTATTTGGGGTTCCTTTAACTAATGATACAATCTGGGCCACGGTAGCCACTCCGCTCATCACTGAAACGAAAATCATGGCTGAGTGCAGGGTATCTGTAATGAATTGTGGATATTTCAGTACCGTATATATAATGGTAAAACAGATGGTGGCCGATACTGTAACGCTTATCCAGCGTTTATGGCTCACAGCGCCTCCTTCGGAGAGCATTGATGTGAAGAAATTCATAGTGATGGGATTGAATGGCTAAGCTATACTCTATGTGGATAACTTGAAAAGCTGGCTATGGAGCATACATACTACTTTCGTTAACGAAATCGTTAATGATAGAAGGAAAAGTATAGGTTATCAGGAGTTCTTTTGAGAGTTGAGAATGGGGAACAAGTTAAATTCAACTACTTATAATACATTCGCACCCCACAAGCGGAAGTAGCTCAGTTGGTAGAGCATTAGTTTCCCAAACTAAAGGCATTTCAGGTTTTCTCTCTGATAACCAGTGGTTTAGATAACAGACGTTAACGGTATCGTTAAAACCATGCGTAATTTTTTGCCAAATGGCGACTCATATACTCATTTACAGGTTCATCCTGCTAAATGGCAGTCAGCGGCTGCCCCAATGACAAATTGGTATATTCATTACCGCTATCATGCCGTCGGGGATGACGCCGGGAAACTTATAATTGTCAAAGGAATGAACAAATACAAGGTACGTGAGGAAAGACAGCAGGTGACTTTAAGACTTCTGAAAGAGACTGAAGCTGGAATAATAGCCAGAGCCAGACCTCTCAATAAGCTGTTAAGTGAAGCACTGGATATGGCTTGGAAGAAGGTTACCGTAACCAAAGGTACAAGAGCTGGGTTGAAACATGTAGTAGGCCGGGTGAAGCAATCCATCCGAAATCAGGACTTAGACATTCCGGTGAATACAGTTTCCCGTAAACACATTAAACAAATACTTGACGGATGTTATGGCCTCTCAATAAAATTTTCTGATCGGGCCTACAACCAATATAGGACATATCTTTCAATCCTGTTCCGTTATCTGCTTGAGATTGAAATGGTGGAAAACAATCCAGTACATACTGTTGAGCCTAAAAAGACCATCCACAAGCTGAGGCAGGTAATGAGTCTGGAGGAGTGGCATAGAATATCTTCAAAGTTGAAAGAGGATAATTACTCCTTCTACCGGTTTTTGCACATCTTCTTCTGCTCTGGCGCCAGGATAACAGAATTACTGGCTGTACGTAAAGCTCATGTGAATATCCCTGAACAGCTTTTCACTGTCACTATACGTAAGGGCACATACAAGCGAGAAGTAAACAAGGTGATTGCCTGTGATGTCCTCAGCTTATGGAAAGAGCTAATGAACATGGAAGGAGATTACGTGTTTTCAGAAAGACTTGTGCCTGGTAATCATCCTATCAGGTATGAACAGATTAAACGTAGATGGGAAGTGCATGTTCGTGAGAAGCTGGGTGTGAAGTATGACTGTTATAGCCTCAAGCATCTGTATACAGATTTACTTAGTCAAAGGCTGGGTATAGATGTAGCTGCTGCAAATGCTGGTCATACATCATCAGAAGTAACCACTAAGTATTACGCTACCGGGCATGAAAAAAGGCTCCAGGATGCCCTGAAAGCCTTTTCTATAGGGGTGTAGGGATTATTTCTTCTGCACTGTGGGTTCGTCTTCTTTCTTCAGCTGATAGTGTTCAGTGATAGCCGTAAGCTGTGTGCTGTGATTGTCGAGTTCATTCTCGTCATTGGCCTGTTTGGTTTCCATCACACCCATTCTGACTTGTAAACTGGTAAGTGTATCAAGCTTGGCATCAATACTGTCCAGTTTGTTCTTGGCGAAGTAAGCTATCCCTGCTACAAGCAAAGGGGTTACCCAACTGAACAATGTGTGTAGTGGATTGGCGGTAGAAGTAGCGTCTGGTGTTTTTCTAGGGGTTGACATGATTATAGGTGTTTAGAGTTTATGTAAAATAGGTTTCAGCCTTCTTGTACAGGCCCACAATATCTGCTATCTGTCCCGAAGGAGGATTACTGCTGTCTCCCACAACCCATTCATCCCAGTATGCCTTAGCAAATTCTTCTACATTGTCAACATCCATGTTGCTGTATGGATGAACATGTCCGCCAATAAACAGTCCTCTGCTCTGTACCCGGTCAACCAGGAATTCTATCCCTAACTGCCAGCTATTGAATACCAGAAATCTTCTGGGGTTGCCTGTCATACTTTCACACTTTATAGTGGTAGCATACACTACATCATCCCACTGAGAATTCCACCGGCCAACGTCTGCTTGGCCACCAACGTAATTACTATTGATACCACTTCGGCCATGAGCGCTTTCATTAGCGAATATCAGGTAAGTACTAATTTTCACTGCTGGTATCTCCTGAACACTCTTGATGTAATTTATCACCAGCTTTTCGTCAATGGTAGTTTGCTTATATGGTAGTACCTGTAGTTCTGGATATGAGTTTTTAACAAGAAGGTTCAATGTCTGAGGCCCAACATAGCCTACCTGTTCGAGTCCATGGCTTGCCTGAAGCTTACGTATAGCTGTAGAAAAATCATCAGTCAGATTATTATCCAGTGGTAAATCTGCTACACCTAATGCTTTCAGTCTTTTCTTGAAAAAAAGATAGTTTGTATAAATCATAAATTACATTGCTGTTGTTACAGATATTTCATTCCAATTTGTACCATCCCAAACAAAACGGGCGGTAAACACTTTCCCACTTACTGTACCAGTTGTTATTGTACCCATACTTTTAAAACTTGTACCGAAAGTTACAGTGTAGGAGGTAGTACCAGATGTGGTAATGATAAACGTCATTGTAGCACCTGATACCGGGCTACCTGCTGCGTTGTACGTAATGTTGCCGGTGGGGGTTACGGAAATGAAATTACCACCCGTCATGGTTTGGCTTAGCGTGCCAGTAGTACCTGCGCTTGCAACGCTGCCCAATGATTGTGTATTTGTCCATGTTGGCGTACCGGTTCCCGCACTTGTTAGTACCTGTCCACTTATTCCCGCAGCCGTTGCGCTTAAATCCGTACCGTTTCCATAAACTATAACACCACTACTCCAATTAGCATCAGGGCCAAGTAAGAAACGTCTATTTGTACCTAATTTAAACTTAACACCGGATGATGTAACCCAAAAATCTCCATCAACTGTTGTTGTAGGTGTTGACCCTGTTGTTGGAAAATACATGCTAGCCTTAGTAGAAGAACTTGCCGCAAAGTTTATAATAGCACTGTCATTCAAAGATGAGGAACCTACAAATATATCATTTATAAATCTTGCTCCTCCATTTATATCTAAAGATTTAGCGGCAGCACTTGCCCCATTTCCAATGCTTAATCCACTGCCCGATAAGTTCATTTGTTCTGTTAATGTAGTACTATTTATTGGGGTAATTGAAAAAGCTATACGTGTAGGTGTTGATGTCGTTGTTGGTGCTGCAGTAGCTATACCTGCAATGGAAACTTTACTACCTGTTAACGTGTTTGTATTATCCACTACTTTGCCGCGCATAGCAAATAGCTGTGCGCCCGATGGTGTTTGCGTGTTTCCTGGCCCCCAGGCTTCTCCTATTAAATTATTAATTGTACCACTGCCGGGTACTTGGCCTGACAACACTAAATCCTGCTGAAAATAAGAGGGCAAATATGTATTACCGGTACCCTGATTAATTTGCTTTATTGTTGCAAAACCGGGTGCCTTATTAAACGCTATATAAGTATTTGTGCTGGTGTCTATCCTTATAGGGTCTGTTACGTTGCCAGCGCTGTAAAACATTGTATTGTCAAACACACTTATATAACTTGTGTAGCGACCTTTTATAAAATTGGGCGTGCCTACACTATCGCTGCTGAATGATTCAAACATGTTATTAAAAATGTTAACCCGGCTTGCCCCGCTGTCTAACACAATACTGTTGCTATACGTATTAAAACTGTTATTGTCGATATTTACAGGCCCGGCAGAACCGCTTACGCCACCAGTTACCTGAATAGCTACATCCCCCGTTTGAAATTGGTTGTGACTTATTGCAATATTTCTACTACCGGATACGCGTATAGCTTTACTGTTTGGCTTAGATGTTTCAAATTGGTTGTTAATAATCAAATCGCTTCCAAAACCATCAGTTGCGTTAGAAACAAAACCAACGCTATCAACATTGTAAATATCAACTGCGTTTAGAGTTGTTTGTGTAAGCCCACCAAATATGCCCCACTGGCAATTGGAAACCTGACCGCCGGAAATTGTCCAGCTATCTGTACTATCCCTGCCATCGGCAGCAATGTACCAACCATCCCAATATATATTTTCAAACGTTGGCAATCCTGATTTTGTTAGACCGCCACCAATTTTATTGGGGTTTGTTCTTAACAGGGTACCTGTATATTGTTGTGTACTGCCTGTAACGTATGTACCGAAAATGCCAACATTTTTTATCCTTATACCTTGATTGCGATACGTAACAGCTTCGCGCGTTGTTACAAAGCCATTGCTACCCCCGGGTTTCTTAAAAAATATGGCAGATTTATTAAGATAATTTTGCCGATTACCTGCGGTTAGCTGATAAGGGAATAATGTATTGTTACCTATTATAGTTGTTTGCTCCCCCAGCTGGATGCTGTCTAAGGATAGATAAGGGTGGGTTACAATAACAGGGCCATTGCGATGTGGGTAATAGTCTATTGCGTGCTGAAATGCCCTGCGCATATCAACCCCTGTAGTGCTATCTTGTGTTAAAGGGTCAAATACGGGGCTTGCACTTGCACTATTTCTATACCACCAATCAGGATTGTTACCATTAGCTTGTGTAATGTTTCTTACCCAGCAACCTGTGCCTTTACCTGTTGCTTCTATTACGATACCGCTGTCTATAATAGGACAACCTGAACTGTAATAATGGAATTGTCCGCCTGCTACAGTATCGTACACAAAACTGTTTACATAGCTACCGGAATAAGCGACCATAGATTGTATTGTTGCAAATACAGTATCTACTACATTACCAGCAGCTACGGAACCATAAATCACATTTTTACCGGCATCTAAGTATAAACCATAAGCAGGTGTACCAGTTGGAGCATTATAATTAAGGGTATCGTTTAGTTTAGTAGTTTTTTGCACCGTTAACTGATAACCGTTTCGTGTTGGATTTGCCCCTAAATAGACTGTTTTACCTGAATTAAATGCTGTAATTATGGCATCCGTTCCTGTTGTATCTGTTACAACAAAACTTCTATTTGCGTTAAATGTGGTGTCATTACTTATAGAAATTGTATCGCCGTGTATTTTCCCAGTTTCATAAAAATCTTTATCGAATAGAACAGGAAAATTGTTTACCCATAAACTTAAAAAATTGTTACCAGTTGTACCTACTGTTCCAGACAATGTAGGGTTTATTCTAACACCAGCTAATAAATTGTTGTTAGTTGTGGTCGTAATATTGGGAGAGAATAAAGTTCCTGAGGTTGAGGTAGATACCGATAAACTTGGAGAAAAACTTTTTATACCTCTTACAGTTTGTGAAAGTGTAAGAGAGACATAATTATCTCGTGCATCACTTGCCATCAACACTGTATCAATGGTATTCTGTCCATTGAAATACACACCTGTACTTATACCAGTGTTGTACAGCCTGGTTAATGGTGCTGTAAAAGCTGTACTGCGCCAGTAGAAGGCTGCTTCTATCTGACTTGGTGTATTAAAATAATTACCAGCAGGGCTATTGAAGTTAGTTGTTTGTCCTGCAAAAACAGTATTTTGTGCATTTATAAAAAATGTACCCCAGTTATTAACTTTTAAAGTGTCTCCGGTATTTGTACCATTCAACCCTAAATTATGACCATTACCTTGAATATAAGAATTCTGAGAAAGATTGGGATTGTTATTTAATACTTGTTGTATCCCAAAAGCACCTAAAGCCTGGCTTAATTTGGAGAGGTTCACTTGTGCTATCCAATTACCATTTCCGAGGTATAAATACACACTACTGTCAGCAAGGCAGAACACGGCATTGGCTGTAGTATCAACCCCTCCAGTAATTCCAGGTACATGTCCAGTGGGTGGTGTAGCTACTTTAGGCAGATACAAGTCCTTACCGAACATACCCCTTTGTACCAATGATGTCACAGATTGAGGAGATGTTTCACGAACTGGTTGTGCTGCAGCCGATAAGTTAAGCAGTAGAAAAAGGCTTAGGATTGAAAGTAGTTTATTCATAGTCTGTAACTGTTATGTAGAAGTAGTTTGTTCCATCATGTACATCAAATCCGGGGATGGTGATTGTAAACCCACCATCAGAAAGTATACTGATTTCATTTGTAGGGTCAGATGGATTGTTTGCATTGTAAAGCAGGTATCCAAGTCCACGGTGCCATACAAGCACTTTCTTGCCTGCCAGGCTGCTATCCTGGTACACATTTGTGCCAGTGTTGAAGCTATTCCCGGTTAGCAGCTTTGTGATGGTAGAAGCTGAGGAAGAAACATAGAGTCCATCACTGTTGATGGTGGCACGATTATCAGCTGTAGAAGACACACGGAGTGTTGCGCTGAGTTTGTTATTGCTGTAACTCAGGTCTATACTGCTGGTATCCAACACAGTAAATGAAGCTCCACCACTGTTTGCCCCAGTAATTGCAGCTGCATCAACACTGGTGATTGTATCGCTATCCTCATCCTGAGCAGCGACTTTGATAATCTGCTCCATTAGTGCAAACATTTGGTAGGCTGAGAATGGATTTACTGCTCCGGGCCGGTTATTCCATGCTGTAAGTGCTTCAAGCAGCAACTCCAGCTTCTCTCCAGTCTTCAGCTTACGGTAAAGCACACCATACAAATCCCTTCCATACCGGTTATAGGTAATGTTAGTGATGGACTGCAGCGCAGTGTTGTACCGGCTTGTTATATCAGCATTGGATATTAGCATGATGTGCAACCTGCTGGTTTAGAATGTGAGCAATATGAAGCAAGTTTCACAGCCAGGTTGTGGCTATCATAATACATACCCTGACTGAATTTTACATCCCGGGCAATTTTCTGTCGTCTCCGTTCCCAGATACGCTTGAAGTCCCCATCAGGGCAACCTGTGTCAGCCCATGCAGCAATATCCTTAGCCAAACATTTGTCACCAGCTTTAGGAATGAGTAATTTTAAATTGGATTCATACGTAACCTGATATGCCTGAGAGGCTGTTGTATCAGAAAATGCTGCAGTTACGTACCCGCCTGAACCATTAAGTGTGCGTGTACGGTCTATGTAGTAAACGATTGTAGGGTCATTATCAGGCAGTACAAAGCCTGCTGCTGTAGCAAATATGGTAGAAGCCCCTGATAAGGTGAAATGGGTACCACCAGGTGTGATTGTAAGAGAACCCAAGCTGGTGAAGACAACATCGTACTTGATGTCATATACACCATCGGCAAATATGCTGCTAAACCCAAGATTGGAAGCACCTACTGCTAAGCCATCTGTAAACAAATTATAAAACAGGTCAGGGGCATAGCTGTGGTAAGCTGTAAGGTCTGCAAAGTACCCTCCTTGCAGTATCACTGCAGCAATATCTGCAGTTTCAGGATTAGGCGCACCGTACCCTCCAGGATTGGTGCTGGAATAAGCTCCTGTGGTATCTTTTACCACAATGCTACTGGCATCATCTGAGATAGATACCAGGGATAAAACAGGTAGTAGTGCCATAGGACAGTGAAAGTATGCAAGATTACTACCCTCACTGTCCACTGACTATGGAGCCTATATTCTATTGAAGTTGACTGATGTCTTTGGTTACCAGTGTACGTATCCTGTTTACATGGTTCAATCCAGGGAAAGCTTTAGTGAATTTTAATGCCCACTTGCTGAACTCATAGTCATCATCAATTATCACTTTCCCGCTGGCTGTCATCAATGCTCCCCAGTCTTTCAGCACAGCCATAGCCGGTACCGGATTACGGAATACCTGGTCAAATACCCCGGGGGTGTAGTACAGATTAATATCCTGCTGGGTACGGATGAGTGTGTTCATCAGCATCATGTACTGCCACTTCTTATCATCATCCTTTTCATGCAGGTGTTTCAAACCTACAATCATGGTAGTGAGCATGAGTGCAAACCCGGCTTCAGCGAAATTCCTTCTCATGTTGTCCACATCCACAGCACTATTCTCCAGCTTTGTGCGTACCTGATTTCCTTCCTTGTCTACACTACGGATAGTATGGCCAGTAAACGGGTCAACTTTCACACCAGGTATCAAGTTCAAAAGCTGTTTACTAAACACAGAAAGTACCCCACCCAACCCAAGTCCACCCAGTGTTCTGTACCGGCCTTTAACCATCCTGTCAAGGTGGTCATCGTATCGCTCTTCCTGAAAACGGGAGTACCACCCTTCTGGCAGCCAACTCCCACGGAACTGCATGATAAGTCGTCCCAGTATATAACTGTTGAGCATCTTAGGGTTGGCCTTATCCTGGTTACCGTGAATGATAGTGTTTACACGGGTGGCTTTCAGTTGAAACTTAGCCCACTCACTTTCTAAAGCTGGGTCAGAACTATGCCATTCAGGTCTTTCACCATACTTCTCGCTGTCCCAGTATCCTTCCTTATTCAGTGTGTTGTACAAGTTAACAGTTTTCTTCATTCCCCCTTCCTCGACTTCAACTGTATGCTTGAGCATGGTAGCTATTGTGGTAACAGCTTTCATGTAGAAATCACTCTTTCTCATCAGCTCAAATGGGCTGATAGCATGTTTCCAACCGGGTATTTCATCATGGAACTTCTTACGGTTACCATAGCTGCTGTCTACATAGTCTCCTATAATTCCCAGCCTGTCCATCATGTTGGCAATCTTAGCCGTCTCAGCTTTATCAAATCTGGCAGCATGATAGATTTTCAAGGCCTGTCCAAAGTGTGCCCATGAGAAATCAGTTCCACCATTTGCATGGATGGCATTGGAAATCATACCGAATGTAACGTTGGCAAAAGCTGAGAAAGGATTGTAACTCATGGCTTTGAGCTGACCAATCTTGATAAGCTTGTCACCAATTTTACTACCGTAGAACTGATAGCCGGAATATTTATCCAGTTCTTTGTTCACTTCCTCTAAGTCCTTGTTGTATTCCTCATCTGTGTAAGGGTTTTCTGCATCAGCTTCAGCATACCGTTTCTGAATATCCTGACGTTTAAGAAGCAACTCATCTATGGTTTTCCTGATAGCAGCTTGTCTCCATGGAGATATACTGAATTTCTCACCCTGCCCTTCATTGGTTTCAGAATAGATACGGGAGCCAAGTGCACCTTCCAGCTTCTTAGGTTTACGATATAGCACTACATCCTCCAGGTTTTTCAGAGCTGCAATCGTATTTGTCAAAGCATCCCGTACAGTAACCATCCGGCCATTTTGTTCTACCTGTACTAAACCAGCTAACCGGGCCTTGTTCTCCTCGTTCAGAATGGTATTGCCCATATCAACAATAGCTTTAGCTTGGCTGGCGTACTTATAATGTGTGGCCATCATGCTGAACATATCCAATATGCCAATCATGTCTTTACTCCTGTCTGCAATATCTGCTTCACCAGCTTCTACATGCTGGATGGGTATTTTGTTGAATGTGCGATTGTTAGCCCCTTCCTGTCCTTCATTAGCGGTAAGGCTGCGTACTGCTCTTTCCCCCATGGTTCTGAAGTACCCGGGAATATCCAGTGCATCACTCATCATGCTTTCCCGTACTATAGGTAGGAATTCAGGCCCCATCTTCTGCTGTACAGTGGCTGGTAGAAAAGTAGAGAGCTCATTCATGGCTTTCTTGTACCTGTCATAGATGTCCCTCAGTTTAGCATCCTTCTGTACAGCCTGGTATCTCTCGTCCCAGAACTCCTTAGCATCAGCTTTAGGGGCGTAGGTTACGTACTTTTCATAAGCTGCAGAGTGGCTACGGGCAGCACTTTCTGAGAAGAACACATTCGGGCTGTATTTCTCCTTGAAAGAATTTTGTTCAGCCTCATGCTGAGCGTACAGTTCCTTCTTGGCAGCTACCTTAGTAGCCTTTTGCTCTTCCGTGTCTTCAGGCATGCCTTCAACATTCTGTAAGTCTATGGCCAATGTATCATCCAACACTTGTAACCGGTTAGCCCTGTCCTCCACGTATTTCTTGTACTTCCCCTGTGCTTCATTTATCAGCTTGGCAGCCTTATCCTCTCCATATTCACGTACCAGAGTGGCCCGGGCGTTATCAAATTCCTTACCGGTTTTCAGCTCACCGGTTTCAGGTTCAAAGAATTTACGGGTGTCAACAAATAATCCTTTCGCATAAGCATCACTCCAGAAACGTTCCCATACTTTAGCCTTCTGTCTGGCTTTATCAGCATCAGTCAGGCCCTCTTTAGCCTCAATAGCGTTGAGAGCACCATTCCTTTTAGTGCGTATCTCCTGTTGGTAGTTGTCCCAATCCTGGCTGTACTCTGTAACCAAACCCCAAGTGTTAGAGCCTTCTCTCATCAGCTTGGCATACACATCCTTCAGCTTGAGGCCATTTGCTTTTCCATAAGCAATCATATCATCCTTCAGGGTCATGTGTGTGATATGCCTCCTGCGTATTTCCTCATCCTCCCCACGCACGGCAGTCTCAACATACCGGCTAAGCAGTTGTGATACTTTGCTTTTTGCAGATTGGTTGGCACTACGAAGGTTGGCTTCAATAGCGTTAGAGTCTTTCAATTCTCCAGGTGTGAAATCTGCAGTGCTGATAGCACCGGCACCCACCTGAATCAGTCTGTCCTGCATGATGGGTACAATCAGCCTTATCTGACTGTCTGCCCGGCCACTGATGTCAAATGGCACATCCTGAGAATACCTCCACACATTCAACAGCTTTTCAGCAGCATTGAGTTCATTGATAGAAGGAGATGGGTTAGCCAGCACATGGTCTACCCAGTTCAAGTGTTCTCCAGCTACTTTCGGTATGAGTGATAAGTCGTTCTCTTTGTTGAGTTGCTCAATCTGTTGTTCAAGCTTATCTACCCGGCTTTTAAGAGCGCCACTCACTTGTTTGTCTCTTAGGCCAGTCTGGTCACCTATCAGGCTTCTTCTAGTTTCCTCCAGCTTACCTGTCACTTTCCGTATAGGTGTGCTGAGGTTAGTCGGGTTCTTAGCATTGTTCCAAATGTGGGCATTCATTAAGCTGAGGTCAGAAGCAGGACTGTTGAGTATACTGTTAGCCAACTTCTGTTTATAGTTCAGAATATCCAGTGCATGGTAAACAGCCTCTTCCATCTTGCTGCCCTGCTTGGCGCCGAGGGCCTGAGCAATGTGTCCCCATACAGCTTTCAGTGCATCCATGATGCGGGAAAGTATTCCTTTGCTTTCAGTTGTAGCTGGCTGATTGTTCAGGTAATCAATCATCTGCCGGTTAGAAAACAGGTGAGCTATGAATTCAGTCGGAGTGCTTAACCCATAATGAAGGATACCAAATTCTCCTTTGTTCTCAGCCGTCTCAGCTTTCCATCTGTCGTAGCCTATCTTAGCTATTATCTGTTTGTTGAAGTTCTCATAAGCCTCTTTACGCACAGCATCCAGAGTATCGAGTTTAGCTTTAAACTCAGGATTTTCCTCTATCAGCCTACGTACTTTCTCCAGCTTTTCCTTGAGTCCTTCACTGTATCCTCTTTTCTCCCAGCTCTCCCTGCCTTCATAAGCTGCATAGAGAAGGCCGGTGTGGTAGTGCATTGTTTCATGTATGATGTCTTCGGCAGCACCAGTACGATCACTCATGCTACGAAGATTGAAAGTCATCTTGTTACCCACACTGTCAAACCTGGCTCTGTCAGCAGTGCCTAAGTCCTCCAGATGGATGGAGAAGTCTTTACTCAGCTTGAAGATGTCGGAGTAAGCTGTAGACTCTACAGTGTTTCTTTGCAATTTCCTGAGGGAGTTGGCCATGGTTCTCAAATACTCTGGCTGAGTTCTATCCCCAGCTATCGTATCCAAAGAGCGATGTAAGTCTTCAAATGTTCCACCAGCTTCTGGCAACCCTACCTGTGACAGTACGCGCTGGGTAATGCTTTTGTTCTCTATGATTTCAGCTTTAACTTCAGGTACTCTGTTTTTCTCAACGATAGAACGGGCCTCTCCAGTAGGTTGACTTGAATACTCCAGCAGGCCACTCTTACTGTCCCCGAGCGTATCTATCTGTCGGTACACAACCCTGTCTCCCCAATCTACAGCTTTATATAGTTTCACTTCCCTGCCATCTCTGTAATGTACATAATCAGGGAGTGTTCTGTATGTTGTACCATCATCAGCAGTCACCATGATAGCCAATCCATCAGCAGGTGAAGGGCTGT